CTTGTGATTTAGTTGCCATATTCTATCGCTACTGTCACATCTACGTACATAACCTGATTTATAGGTTGCTAGTAGTTGACCTGTTGGCAATTTAAATTGACGTGTACCGTTTTTCCATTGTCTTTTTGTGGTAACTTCTACGATACCGTCTTCGTGAAGCATAGCACGTGCGTATGCATTTTCTAGTCGTAATTGTTCTTGTCTCCAATTCATTATTCTGATTTTAAAAATTCATTTCCATACATAATATCTGCACCGTTAACATCATAACTATGTTTATCAGTGAACATTAGTATATCTCTAATAGTATTTAATTGTAAGTCATACCAACCATCTGAAGCCATAAGTGTATACTTAAGTTTTTTAGCTGACGTGTACTTATGTGCAGCCAGTCTAATTTTTAGTTGATAATTAGGTTTTAGTTGTTTCCAAACGTTTTTCATAGTTTTAATTTTATTATATTATCATTTAGTGTTAATATTATGTTTGTAAACATGACATTTTGTCATATAGTTGCGGGAGGTAGATTCGAACTACCGACCTCAAGGTTATGAGCCTTGCGAGCTGACCAACTGCTCCATCCCGCTAATATCTTACCGCCATACACAATACACTTCCGTACGCTCGCTTATACTCGTCAGTAGTCGGCACCACATGTGTATGTAGCGGTAGATGTAATCTATTGATACATAAGCAGTTAGCAATTCAGTTATGTGATAGAGCTTTGTTAAACCGCTTACCTATCCTAATTAACCTACTCGTCTAACTGGCGTCACCATAGATTACAAGTGCCATTCTTTTAATAATTTAATGGCTGGTGCTTTAATTTTATTAAACATAGCGTCGTCAAGTGGTTCTGTCCACTCTACTATTCTAAGCAATGTTCTTTCTAGTTCAGTACAAAGATATGCTGATTCTCTATCAACTATATCTTCTTTAATCATTTCGTATGCTTTTTTACTATCCATATTTATTTTATTACTCGTTTAAATCTTGTTGTCATCCACTCACAGTTACTCATTGAGTGTCCCATGTCTGTTAGATAATCTTCTATTTTTTCTGCATCATCTATCCACACATCATATCTATATACTCTACCATCTTGGTAATCGAGTACATATACATATTTTTTACCTTTAATCTTTTCCATATATTATTCTTTCTAAGTCGTCTCGTTTATAATTTCTTTTAGTTGGGTAGTTTAAATACCTTGTTTCTATGTCTCTAGCTTTTAATATATCTTCGTTCCATGTTCGCTGATCTATTTTGTAGAACGTGTAGAACACGCCACAAAAAAAACATATGCCACATATTATTACAAGATATAATAATCTTTCAAATATATTTACTTTCTTCTCCATGCTTTGTGTACTGCAGCAGATAACTCTTGTGATACAACTTGTACTTCAAGTACTTGCTTGTTAGCTATAATTGGTATATAGCTTACTTTTTTAGTTGTGCTACAATCAACACACGTATTATAGCCTAATGCTACTCGAGCTGGTGGTATAATAGTATTTGGTTTACATTTACAGTACATTTTTATTATATTATCAATTACTTATATTATTTTGTTTGTAAATACCTTAAATACTCTGTGTATTCTTGTGCGGTTACATACTCGTCTATCTCGTCTAGATACACCATATCATCTATTTCTTTCATAATTTAAAAGTTTTTAAGTCATATTTCTCGTTATTTCCACGCCATATTTTACTATACGCAGCTTTATATTGTTTAGGAAACGATTTTTTTTGACTATGCTTTACATATCTATATTCTCTATCTGTCAAACCAGAGCAACTTCCGTTGATTCTTAGAAGCTCTCTGTGTTGATGGTTACGAGATTTACGCTTTTGTTTAACGTACTCGCATAATTCTTTCATATTAGTTACTACCATTTGAATGGAGCTTCTATAAATGTTAAACCTTTGTAGTTAAACCAGTGTGATTTACCAAATTTATATTGGTCGTTACCATCTTCATCTTGACCTAGATGTTTTTCTTTAAAGCCAAATGAGTTAGGTAGATCACCAACTAGATAACCTTTATAATCAACTCCGTTTAGACGGCAAGTTGTTTTAGAAGTAAATTTAATTGTGTTCATAAGTTTTTATTATATTATCGATTAGTTGTTGTATTTTATTTGTAATAATTAGAATTAAATCTATTGTAATAGTTGTATTCAATCATTTCTAATTGTTCTTTGTTTAATTTAAAGAGTTCAACTCTCTTATCTCTTCTTGCTTTCGCAAATCTATATAAATCTTTTTTCATAGTATTAAGTATTAGTCGCCAGTGTAATTATCCCATCTTGTCTTGCTCGCATAATATTCAGCAATAGCACCATCAGTTAACTTTGCTAATTCCTTATAGTAACCTTCGTTAGCAACTTTGTCATCTCGCCACGCTTCTACATTTTTACGATGAGGTGATGAGTAGTGTTCATTATTTATTTCACAGTGAAACCAGTCACATTGAAATTTAGTGTTGTATGTTTTAAATATTCTCATAGTTTTATTATATTATCAGTTAGTGATTGTATTAAGTTTGTACTACCATCCACCAAACGTTATAGTTGGATTGTTAAACATTAAGTGATATGAAACCATTAGTATTCCAGATATTGCAAGAGTTGCTAATGAATATAATAGTGTGTTAATCGCGTAGTGTTGAAATTTTCTTTTCATTTTATAGTATTTAATTGTTAGTTCTAGTGTGGGTAGTCGAAACCCACCACTGCTCCAAGACTAGATTTTAAGAGTGTTGATTACTTTACTTCAACAACACCTCTTGCAGCTACAGGTACATTATTAGTAGCAGTGTATGATTTGTACTTTAACCAGCAAGGAAGTTTAGTTAGTGTATCTTTCATTACTTCAAACACTTTATCGTGATTATATGTAGCAGTTTTGCCATTTTTAAAAGTAACATTGATAGTTTGATTTTTACCTACTAGTGATTGTCTAAGAACAAATCTTTTTGAATTTAATTGAGTCATAATTTGAATTTTAATTGTTATTATTTAGTTATTTAAGTTTATTATATTATCATTGAGTGACAATATTTTGTTTGTATTTATATTATAATATATTGTAAGTCAAGTTCATCAGTATAAATAGAATATGGAATATTATTTTTATTTAATTGTTGAATAGTGAAATCAATATAATCAATAGTGTATTCGAATAAAATAAATGTATTATTTTTGAATTTTTTAGATTTTATTTTATTATCAATAAAGAATTGAGTTGAGTCAGAAATGTAATGAATTTCGTCATTTGGTAGAATATTTTGTAGTTGATTATAAGTCATATTATTTATTATTTTATTATATTATCGAGTAGTAATAGTATTAAGTTTGTAAGTGTATATTTGTTTAGTTGTTTATAATGTCAAGATGTCATTGCACAAAGTGTCATAGTATGTCATAATGTCATTATTAAATATAGTCATTTAACTTTGTTTATTATTATTCTTTTTACATTTAAATTATCATTGTATGAGAATATTAAGTTTGTAAAGTTAGTTTTAAAAAAATGTAAATATAAAATATAGTAGGCAAAAAGGTGAAAACGCAAAACATTTTGGTATTGTGATATAAAACATGGGGGGCCTGGGTAAAACGAAATCATTTTGTAACGTATTGATAATCAATGAGATAGGGGTATAGAGCAAATACTCTCTATTAGTAACAAGGTTTTAAATATCTCTCACCCTTAATGATATTATACTACGTATAATATCTAGATAGGAGTAATATATTATATATTATATTATATAATAGAAGTATATATTACACAGCAATTTTTGAATTTACCCAAATAAATGTAAATTTTTTAATTTATATGTAAGTATACTTAATGTACACTTCACACAAAAAACAATATTATGAACGGAGCATTTACCCCAAAACTTATTAAAAACTTAAAGAACGCTATGAAAGCTAAACACGCTGGATCAGTGCTTAGAAAATTAGAAAAAGATACTTCTGTAGTTGGAAATAACCGTGCGGACAACGTATTAATGAAAAATGGTGACAAAAAAAAGCAAGAAGGAGTTATTATGGAAGCTAGTAGAGATACCAATAAAATAATATATCCAACAATATCCTCAGCAGACAGCACTAAAATTAGAGGAGCTTACGAATATTTAAAATCTCCTAACAAACAGCAAATTTTAGATAATAGTCGTTCATCAGCTACTGTTGAAGAAGCAGATAGTTACAATTTTAATAAATTAAGAAATTTAGCTGGGACATATGGTCTTACCGCTGTAAAAGGTGTTAGAGATTTTTTCGGCTATGGACCAAAAAATAATTAAAACATGGCAATAATATATTCATATCCTCAAGCTACGGTAAAACCTAGTGACCGTATACTTGCATCTGATACTACACAGACGGGTAATCCTACAATAAACATTACTGTTGGAGGTATTGCCAATTATATTCTTACACTACTTGGTTTTGGATCAGGAACTCCTGGAACTATGCCAGTATGGGTAACAGATCAACAACTAGGTAATTCATACATAAGACAAATAACTTCAGGAGCAGGAGTTGGTACAACAATACATACAGTAAAAGCCCAATTTGATAACAACGTAGGTATATTAGGAGATTTAGGAGTAGATGGAAACTTAACGGTTGGTGGAGCAGTAGCAACAGTAGCTGAGTTTACAAGCAATGTTACAACTAATGTTCGTGGTGATGCTAACTTTTACGCAAGAGTTAATGTGGGAACAGTAGGTACAACAAATATTAGTCCTCTTCAAATATACAATACAACTCAGTTTTACGGAGATATAAGAGATACAGGCGGTAGCATTGGTACGAACACGCAGGTATTATCCTCCCTTGGTGCAGGAGCAGGAGTTTCATGGGTAGATCAACTACCATCAGGCTTAAACTTCAAAGGAACATGGGACGCGTTTAATAATATTCCAGTTTTAGCCTCTGGTGTAGGTGTACAAGGTGACTACTACATCGTTAGTGCAGATGGTACAACTAACTTAGATGGTTTTAATTCGTGGGAAATAGGTGATTGGTGTGTATTCAATGGAACCGTATGGCAAGAAATAGATAATCAAAATATATTCTCTGGTACAGGTACAACAAATACTATGACTAAATGGACGGGCACAAGTTCATTAGGAGATTCTCAAACAACTGATAATGGTACTGATATAGTAATGAGCGCAGCTGGTTTATTATCTCTTGGAGGTGCGGCCGCTGTTGGAATAGATATTGGTAATAGTCAAGTAAGTACTATAGAATTTACAAACACAGGAAATATAAATATAAATGGTACAGTAGGTACTGTTAGATTTAATAACACAGATGTAAGTTTTTCACCTGGTGTAGCTGTTATAGATGCAACTGCAAACCCTGGAGCTGCAGGACAAGTTTTATCTTCAACTGGAACTCAAGTAGAGTGGATAGACGTATCGGCTGGAGCCGGCGCGATTAGTGGTAGCGGAACAAACAACACTATAGCTAGATGGACACCAATAGGTACACAGTTAGGTGATAGTTCAATAACAGATGATTTACTTGCGGTTGCAATTAGCCCAACTACAAAAACAACTATAAACTCTCCAACTATTGAAGTTCTTGGTACAAACAACACAATAGGTGTAGCAGGTGGTACTAATTTATATGACGCTGCTACAAACGATTTTCAAGGTGATGCTAAATTTAATGCTAAAATAATAGATACTAGTGGATCTGCTGGAACAAGCGGCCAAGTATTATCAAGTACAATTGCAGCAACATCATGGGTAAGTCCTTTATCAAATACAGATGGGGCAAGACAAATAATGGTTAATGTTGATGCAGCTGCGCTAGCAACCTTATCAACAACACCTAAACAACTTATTCCAGCTCCTGGAGTAGGTAAAGTAATTGAAACATTAAGTGTAGCATTTAAATATGACTTCAACACAGTTGTGTATGATTTTACAAGTTACTTAGCAGTTTGTGCTGATGGTTTTGTAGGTAGTACAGATGCTGTACAAGCAGGACTTAAAGAAACATTAATAAATGGAGCAGGTGACATATTACAAGGTAATCAAAATGGTGTTAATTTAGCATTTGGTGGTCACCTATTAGTAGAAAATACAGCACTAGTACTTGGAACACCAGGTATTGATCCAACTCAAGGAGATGGAAGCTTAAGAGTAAATGTAAGATATAGAATTTTAAACGTTAGCGATTGGACCGTAGACGTAACATAAAAAAATAAAAACAAAATGGCAATTATACCAGCATCAAGAGGGGTTATATTTTACGACCCAACAAACAGACTTTATAAAACATCGTATCAGGCAAACGCTAATTTAACTGATTTTTCATATACGATGCAAGATATTATTGATACAGTTAACGCAGCGGAAACATTAGGCGCGGAAACACAAGTAGCACTAAGTGCTTTATCAAGTGGAACTGCAACTCCACAAATGATTTCTGAAACTGTAAAACCAGGCGAAGTTATATTAATAATGCGTGTTGCTAATATTGGTAGTGGTTACCCAGGAAATTTAGTTCCAACAACAGCAACAGATTCTGGATTAGTAATTCAATTTCCACCACTTATTATAAATAAAAGTGATTACACAAATGCTCAGTTATTTGGAAGCGTCAATGACGCGTATGAAAACTTTCCCGGTCAAAATCAAGTTTTTAATTTAGGTGCTACTGGTAGTAATTGGATGTTAAAAGGATTATGGGAAGTATCAACATATATACAGTATGCTGCTTTTGCAGACAACTTACACGATGGAACAAATCCAGTTCCAATGCATATAATGACAACTGTTGGTGGTGGTAATGATGATATAGACTTTTTAGAAGTAGGAACAGATAAGTACAGCGGTTTTGGCGAGGTGTATCAAGAAGAATTTATTATAGATTCTCATAAATTTACCTCTGATTATCAAAGTAGAACTGTTACTAAAAGTGATGGGTCTACTATAAGTGTTGATAGTGATTTTTATACTCATGAAGTAAAAAGTAAGTTTATAATAAATAACTGGACACATCATTATTTTGGAATATTTGTATACCCAGAAGGTGGTACTGGAGCAGGTCCAATGGGAAGTCCAGCAGTTTTTGGAGGTGTTAAAGCAATAACAGAATGGGGACAAGCAAACGGAAAAAATTTCAACTTTTCTTCAACTACTGGAAGTGTAATAGATACAGATGTAGTTCGTATTAATGGTGTTAAATTATCAAATAGAGCAACCTCTGATACAATTGGAGATTCTTTATTAGGTTCGTTTTCTACAAACATTGGAGGACAGTTTGATTTTATGAGAGGTTCAGGAGCTGATGCTGGATACGTAGTGGTTAAATGGTTAGGCGCAACTCAACCAGAGTCATATTATTATTATGGCGGCGATGGTATTGGAACAAGTAATTTAGATTAAACAAAATGAAATTATTATTATTTATATTAAATTTAATTAAAAAAATGTTTAAAAAAAAAGATAAAAAACCAACTTATTATTATGATCAAGATTTTATAATTGGTTATAGTAACATGAGTGATGATTAACAAAGTTGTATACAGTCACTGGTCTAAACCAGCAAAAGACGACTCTGTAGGATTTAACAGTAAAGAAGCATTTTCAAATAGCTTTAGACTTTCACTTTTAACAAGTAAACAGTGGGCGGATGAAGTAGAATTAGTAACTGATAAAAAAGGTTATGATCTTTTAATAAAAGATTTAAAACTACCATTTGATAATGTTAAAATAGAACTAGACACATTAAACAAAATAGATACCAGGTTCTGGGCTATAGGTAAACTACACGCTTGTATGTTACAAGATAAACCTTTTATGCACTTAGACATGGATGCTTTTTGGTTTAAAAAACCTCCTCGTCATATATTAAATGCTGAAGCATGTTTTCAAAACTGGGAAACAGATGAATATAGTCATCAATATTATAGAAGATTAATATACGACTGCCATGAAACTCCTGAGCTAAAAATGCATAAATATGTAGATTTTTCTAAGGTTGTATTAAACGCTGTGTGTTGTGGTTTTATGGGTTATAATAATTTAAAGCATATACCTGAATGGTATGATTTAGCTTTAGACTATATTAATACTGCTGGTAAAATTGCAGATCCTATGAATGTTCCTTCAATAATGTTTGAACAATATTTTATTAGTAATTTATTAAAACACTATAAAGTACCAATAACAACACTTGGTCACAAATGGGTTTCAGAACCAGAAGCTAAAAAGTATGGATATACTCATTTAATATCACAATCAAAAAGAAAAAAAGAAATAGAAATAAAAGTAAAAAACAGATTAAAAAAAGAATTAAAAAATGGCTTTAATACCTACCACATATAAACTTTCATGGTATGACCCATCTAAACCAGGTGGAGTTGTAACCGCGCAAAATGACAATGTTAACTTAGCCACATCTGCAGCTACTCAGTACACAATGCAAGACGTTATTGATACTGTAATTGCAGGTGGATCAACTCCAGGAATTAACGATAGACTAGCAGTGTATCAAGAAACATCACCTGGTCAATTTACACTAGCACCTTCTGCAGCCTCAGTTACTTATCCATCTGTAGCAGGAGCAAACTATATGATATTAAGAGATGCTTATAGTATGGTTTTATCAAGAGAACCACAATCAGCTAGTGGTGATCCAGAATACATAATTGTAGACGAAAACTTTGGATACAGGGTTTCTTTTGGGTATGATGATGATGGTGGTAATTTTGGTTATTTATATAACTGGAATGCTGGAGACTGGAGAATAGGAAGCACAACTCAAAACCCAACACTTACAATTAAATCATCTGTAGTGAACGGGGGTATTGAAATTGATGGAGGTATTTTATTTACACAAAATTTAGCCGCTTATGCGGATGACGCGGCCGCTGGTACCGCTGGTGTTGCAACTGGAACATTATACCAAACAGACGGATCAGGAGCAGCTCCGTTGAATGCTGCCGGAATAGTAATGATTAAACAATAAAAAAATGGCAAACATTCCTTTAACCTACAAGCTATCATTTTATAATCCATCAAAACCAGGTGGAACGGTAGCTGTACAGAACAATAATACAAACGAATCAACATCAACTGCTACACAGTTTAGTATGGCAGATTTACTAAACACAATAGGAGCTGGCGCTCCTGTATACGCTGACAATACAGCTGCAGTAGCAGGTGGATTAGCAGTTGGAGATGTTTATCAAACAGATGGAACTGCAGCAGCACCTCAAAATATTGCTGGTGGTCTTTATGCTGTAGTATAGTAAATTAACACTTTAACAAGTGATTATATAAATATACCTGCTCGGTGAGAGCAATACCAATTATTAATTAAAACCAAAACCAATGACGTTTTATTATTCGACTAGAACGTGGAATAGTCAACCACAAATATCCGAAGACCAAATTAAACTTTGGAAACATCTTTCAGAAAAGAAAAACTGGAGGATAACACAATTACCTAACGGTTTCTTCCAAACGGAATACAAAGACATTGAGTGTCCTTGTAATCCCGATGAAGATCACTGCTGCGAAAAATGGCATGATGTTACAAGAAGAGAGACTATTGAAGGAGCAGAAGCAGCTATTGATGGATCAGTAGAGCACTATGCTAAAAAAGTAGATTTCTTAAAAGGACCAAAGGTAGTTAAAACCTTTAAATAGTATCTAAACCACAATAAAATTTAATTAAATAATATGACAGATAAACTTGTTAAAAATCTTAACTTTGGTCAAGAGGCTCAAGGTAAGATATTAAATGGAATAGATAAACTCACAAAAGCTGTTAGCTCCACTCTTGGGGCTAATGGTAAGTGTGTTATCTTAGAAGACAATTTAGGTAAACCCACCATAACAAAAGATGGTATTACAGTAGCAGAAAGTATTACATTGATTGATCCTGTTGAAAACATGGGCGCAGCTTTAATTAAAGAAGCAGCTCGTAAAACAGTAAAAGAAGCAGGTGATGGTACTACAACCGCAACAATACTAGCTCATTCAATTTTACAGTTAGCTAAACAACAAGATAATAACAATGTAAGATGGCTAAAAGAAGGTATTGACTCAGCTGTAAACAAAACAATAAAATACTTAGACAAAATAAGTATACCTGTTGTAGATGATATGGTAGAACAAGTAGCAACAATATCAGCTAATAATGATAATGAATTAGGTAAAAAAATTGCTGAAGCATTTTTAGCAGTAGGAAAAACCGGTGTTGTAGCTATGGAAGAATCTGATACAGATCAAACGTATATAGAAATAGTAGATGGTATACAGTATGAAAAAGGTTTAAAGAATATGAGTTTTGTTACTGATAAAGCTGGTAAAAAAGCAGAACTTATAAAACCTTTAATATTAATTGTAGAATCAGAAATAGAAAACATACGTAAAATTCAAGCTGTATTAGAGCATGTTATAAAAACTAATAGACCTTTATTAATTATAGCTGATGCAGACACTAAAGTTCTTGCTGCTTTAGCTATGAATAAAATAAAAGGTAATATAAAAATAAATATAGTTGATGCTCCAAATTTTGGTGTTACTAAAAAACAAGTGCTAAACGATATTGCTTTAATGACTGGAGCTACAGTTATTAACGAACATTTAGGTGATGATTTAGATTTAATACAACCAGAGCATTTAGGTGAATGTATAAAATCAGTAACAACAGAATATGAAACCATTATACAGGTAGCAGGTGTTTCACCGGAAGTAGAAGATGTTATTGAGCAGGTGAAAAAAGATATAGCTAATGAAACAAAACCTGGCCCTATAACAAGACTTGAAAAAAGATTAGCATTACTATCTGCTAAAATAGCCAATGTAAAAGTTGGTGCTAATTCTGACGTAGAATTAAAAGAAAAGAAAGATAGAGTAGAAGATGCTGTTTGTGCTACAAAAGCCGCGATAAAAGAAGGTATAGTTCCAGGTGGAGGTATAGCTCTACTGAACGCGTCAACAAAAATTGAAGCTGCTAACAAAGCAGAACAAGTTTTACTTGATGCTATTAAATCTCCTTTTAATATTATACTTAGCAATGCTGGTATAAAAAATGATATACCTATAGTTAGAGAAAAAATGGGTATTAATGTGGTTACAGGAAATATGGTAAACATGATTGATAGTGGTATTATTGATCCACTATTAGTTACAAAGAGCGCCCTAAAAAATGCGGCTTCTGTAGCTACAACTATTTTATCAACTGATTGTGTAATAAATAATATTAGAATACATGAAGGCGATAGGAGATAATTTAATTATAACACCTACGCAACAAGGTGTAGAAAAAACAAAAGGTGGTTTGCTTTTAACTCATAGCCAAAGAGAAGACATTAGATTTGAAAAAGCTAAAGTATTAACTCAAGGTGAAGATGTTAAAGGTATAAATGAAGGTGATGAAATTTATTTTGATAGTAGAGCAAGCCACAAAATAGAAATAAATAAAGATACATATCACGTTATTAAGTTAAGAGACGTGGTCGTTGTTTTATGAAAAAGCTAAATGCAAGTGATATTAAAGATCTACACTTGTTGAAACATTACCGTATAATACGCAAATGGGCTTGTAAAAACAACGGCTTAACTGATGCTGAGCTAGAGTTAATAATATATTTAGACTGTATAGGTTTGTTTACAAAAAATGATTTTGAAATAGGTACATATTCATATAGTTGGAACAATAGACGTTGGAACAAATTAATTCAAAATGATTGGATAATTGTTTGGCGTAATAGAAACAGAACAACACAAAAATATAATATATACAAAATATCATTTAAAGGTAAACAATTAATAAGTAGAATATATAGAATAATGACTGGTGAAGAAGATATACCAACAAGCGTTAAAAGAAACGTTATAATGAAAGGTGATACGTATATTAATAAGGTTTTACAAACCTCAATAGATAATGTTAACAAAGACAAATCAAGATGGCAGACGAAATAATAGACAAATCTAATGTTACTGCTCCAGTAAGTTACAAGGCAAATACCATTCAATTTAGCTCAGATGATGCTATAGCTAATGCTGAGGAAAGAGAGCGTAAATCTACTGGTTTAAGTAAATTAGAACAAAAACTAGGTGGATTAAAACCTGGAAGTCCAGAGTACGTTAAGCTAGACGCTAAAATAAAAAAGAAAAATTATAGACGTGAAGCTAGATCTATTAAAAAGAATATTAGAAAGTTTGGTAAAGATGCCGATTTTAGTAACATGTCTACAGAATTTAAAAACCAGTTAACAGCTGGTGGATCTGTAGGAGATGTAGCTCGTAGAGTAAATAAAAGATTAGAAAACTTTTTAGATAGAGATACTCTAGGTGATCAAATAAGAGGTAAAGACGTAGATAGAAAAAGAATACTTACTGATGGGTTAATAGAAAGAGATATGAAGATTGATCAAGCAAATGCAAAAAAAGCAGAAGAAGATCAGTTAATTAAAGACAAAACTAGTAATAGAAATTATTCATTTGATTTTTTTAATTTTGGTAGAGGTGCAGGTTTAAATAATAGAACTTTTGGTCTTAATAGCAACTATGGTATAGACTATAATAATCGTGGTTTACTTTCTGGTTTTGAGATGAATGAGTATTTAAATAAAACTTATGGAGTTACTAATACATTTACTTCACCACCAGAAGATCCTGATGGACCAAAATCAAAAGGTAGACCTTTTATAGCTGCTGCTAATTCAATAACAGGTGGTCAACCTATTGGTAAAATGTTAAAAAAATTTAGATAATGGCTTTTCAAGATTGGTATACACGAGCAACAAATTCGGCGGTAACTATGAACATGCCCCCAGCTTTAGTTCCACCTACTCAAAGTTTTGTAGCTCCTCCTAGACAACCATTAGTACCTATGAACGTTACGCCTAATAACGCTCCTGATACACCTAGTGAAAGATCAACATATGCTGGTAGTAATTTAAGATCAGCTGGAAGATTTGAAAGAGAAACAGCGATGATAAATCCTTTTGCAGCTCAATCAATGATATTAGGTGACACAGACACTGGTATGATTACTGAACAAAAAGAAAGAAAAAAACTAGAATACGGCGGTAATTTTGAATTAGGCACAAGATCACAAGAAGAAATGGCTGCTGATCAATATAATTCAGATATAGGTATGAACAATATGAATAGTTTATACGAACAAACATATTTATTATAAATTTAAAAATAACTTATGGCAACAAATAAAACACAAGTAGGACAACAGTGGATATGGGAAGGACCCCTAGATCCAACCGGTATGCCAATGGCTAAAGGTAATAGTAGAAATGGTATGCATTTAAAATGTGCGCCATGTAAATACAGTCCAGGTCCAATAACAGAAAAAGCAAAATAAAATGGCAATATCAAACTTTCCACAAAATCAAGCTATGTACGCTATTGATGTAGTACCTAGCGACACTATAAATATTCCACAGCCCTATGATATAGCTAGTGGAAACAATACAGCTGTTGCAGCAAGTGAATTAGTAGACGGAGGCGCTGATTTTATAGCAGCAAACGTATCAGAAGGTGATGCAGTTTATAATTTAACTGATGGAACCATTGCTACAGTAACAAGCAAAATAGATGGTACAAGATTAGGATTAAGCGCTAATATATTTGCTGCTACTCCAAAAGCTTATGCTATATATCAGGGTAATTCTAAACCTAATTCTTTTTTATTATACGTAGGAACTGGTGGTGATGTAAATATTCAAACATCTGCTACTGCTCCAGTATTATTAAAAAATGTAGGAGACGCTTCATTTATTCCTATTAATGTAGGAAGAGTAAACGCTTCTAGCACAACAGCATCTGATATAATAGCTTTATTGTAATGGCACCAACAATATTAGGAACAGCTAACGCTAACTTAGCCATACCAAATAAAAATAGAATATCACCACCTGTTATTACTAATTTTATAATAATGGAAAATGGTGTTGATAGAATGCTAACAGAAAATGGATTAGATTTAATGATCCGAGAAAACTAAACAAAAATGGCAGATATAAAATTTTCACAATTCACCGCGGAAGCAAATCTTTCTAACTTTACCAGCATCGTTGGTTACGACGGAGTTGGACCCGCTAATCTTCGTATTACACCTACAGAATTAGTAGCAAGTTTAGAAGGTTTACTATTTAGCACAAGTCCTCTACCAGTAAATAAAGGTGGAACTGGTGCGGCTACATTTGTGGCGGGGTTTTTAAAAGCAGATGCTCTAAACCCTTTTACAACTGTTGCGGGTATAGATTTAACAACTGATATTACAGGTGTATTACCAATAGCAAATGGTGGTACTGGACAAAGCACGCAGCAACTAGCGATTAATGCTTTAACTAACGCTGGCGCATCTTCTGGAGGAGATCTTATTCAAAGCGATGGTACAAATGCTGTTTTTGTTCCAGGAATAAATGTAACTGGTTATAGAATGACTCAAGTATTTATTTGGCCAAATGGTACTCCAGTTGCATATACAAATTGGCTTAGTGCTACTGCTAGTGTTTTACCGTTTAATCCAACGGCTTTAATAGCGGCTCAAAAAAATGCTCCAGGCCCAACAGCTTTTACACAATATGGTTGGACATGTGCTAACACAGCCGGTGGTACAGCAGGTCAAGAAGCTACTTTTACATTAGGAGTAGATGGAGGAGGAACCTGGAAAGTAAGAACTTGCCAGCATTGGTTTGATCAAACAAGCCAAGTAGAAATGAGAGTTTCGTTTGTTTTAGCAGGTCCTACTCCTGTAGATGTTATTGATCAAAAGTCTACAGAGTTAACAGGAGATAAAATATTTTATGGAGAACTAATTCAAACATTTAGTGCTGGTGATACAATAAAAGTAGAAGTAGAATTTACTGTAGGAGGTGTAAATCCGTTTCCATCAGATACAGGTAATAGACCGATAGAAATATCATTTGAAAGATTAGATTAAAAATTAACAATTAAAAACTAAAACAATGGGACACGGATACACGGGTAATCACCCAAGATATACAATGATTCACGACAGAGAATTAATTTACGATGCAAAACAACAATTGCGTAGAGCAGATAAATCAATGCACGCTTATGATGATAAAAAGCATGCTGGTAAAAAAATTGGTGATGCAGATGAAACATTAATGGCTCATGATAGAGCGGCTACTAAAATGCTTCCAGGTAAAATACATCCGCTTAGTGATGTTTATGGAAGAGTTAGAAACCTAGAAACATATATGCCAGTTGATGATAGAGCTGCAACTAAAAAATTAAATAAAGGTGGCGAAAAAATCGATGCAATGGGAGATGGTGACGGTGATGTAGATGCTAATGATTTTTCTATTATGAGAGATGGCGCTAAGAAAAAAGGTTGTAGTTATAAAAGATAATGGCTTTTAAAATTAAAGCTCCATACACAATAGATAATACTCCTGTGTATAGAGTAGAGTTTAAAGACCCAGCAGTCCATGGTGTTACATTAAACACTGGGTGTATTGTTATAAATAAAAACTTACCTAAGGATGTTGAGGAACAAACTATAAGTCATGAAAAAGTACACACTGATCAAATAATGAGAGGTGATTTATACTATGATGACAAGTATGTTTATTGGAAAGGTAAAAAATATTTAAGATCTAAAATGAACGAGGGTGATAAAAATTTACCTTGGGAAAAAGAAGCTTATGCCAAACAAAAAAAAATTTAGCGAAACAAAAGTCGGAGCGTTTTTAAGTAAAGCAGCTCCAGGTATATTAGGTACTGTAGGTGATGTATTACCTGATCAGGGTGTTTTAGGTATGGTTAAAAATTTAATACAAAAAGAACCTGATAATGTATTACCACCTGAAGATAAAGAAAAAGCTATGAAGCTTTTAGAAATGGATATTGTAGAAATGAAAGAAGTATCAAAACGTTGGACTGCAGATATGAAGTCTGACTCATGGTTAAGTAAAAATACTAGACCAATGTCTTTAATATTTCTTACAGTTTCTATGGTTATATTAATATTATTAGATAGTTTTGAAATAGACTTTAACGTTGCTGATGGCTGGGTACAGTTATTACAAACGCTTTTAGTTACGGTTTATGTAGCTTATTTTGGTTCGCGTGGAGCGGAAAAATTCAAATCTATAGGTAATAATAAATAAGTAAAGTATATTAAAAATTAAATTAAATTAAAATTATGAGTAAAGAAGTAAAAAAAATAACTGAAGAACAATTAAAACAAATTCAAGAAGCACAAGCGCAAATGGCCACGGTAATAAATCAAGTGGGAGCGATTGAAGCTCAAAAGCAAGATATGCTAGCACAAGTTCCAGTTCTTAAATCCAAAATGGACGATCTTAAAAAAGAACTAGAAGAAGAATACGGTGCTATTAATATTAACGTTCAAGACGGATCTTACGAAGAAATTCCTCAAGAAAACTTAAAAAAAGTTGACTAATGGAATCTAATATAAGAAAGATCAGTATTGGTGCTGACTATAAAAACGACGCTATGCATTATTCTATTGGCCAACAGGTTTATGGTGGTCATGAAATATCTTGTATATTGTTAGATTCAGCTGATAGTTCTTATAATATTTATATAAAGAAAAACAATGAGGTATTGCCATGGAAAAAATTTAATTCTAACATGGCTATATCTGTTGAGTATGATTTAGAATATTAATGAGAAGTATTCAAAACTTTATTATTACACCTCTTAATAAAAGATATGAAAATGAATTAAGGGTTGGTAATAAAAAATTAATTATAAACACTTCAATAGAAGAGTTTGAGTTTATAAGTAGGTTTGCTAAAGTTATTGCAACACCTACAGCATATCAAACAGAAATAAATGTTGGTGACATTATAGTTGTACACCATAATATATTTAGAAGATGGTATGATCAAAATGGAGAAGAAAGAAACTCTGCGTCTTACTTTAATGAAGACATGTATTTTGCTTCTCTTGACCAAATATATTTATTTAACCAAAACAATAAATGGAAAACATTTGGTGATTATTGTTTTATAAAACCAATAAAAGACAAAGACTTAATTGGTGTTATAAAATATAATAACAATCAGTTAAAACAAAAAGGTTTAAACACAGGTGATGTAGTAGGTTATCCACCAGGTAGAGAGTGGAGGTTTTTAATTGATGAAGAACTTTTATATTGTATGAAATCTAAAAATATCTTTGCTAAGTATGAACACAAAGGAAACGAAGTTGAATATAATCCACGCTGGGCAAAAGGCAGTGGACGAATTAATAAAGGTTGCTAAAGAACCTATTGTAGACTCAGATGATGACATATCAGCTGATCGTTTAAAAAATGCTGCTGCTACTAAAAAGCTAGCAATATTTGATGCGTTTGAAATACTTAATCGTATACAAGAAGAAAAAGATATGTTAGAAGCTAAACCAAAAGAGGTTAAACAAAAAACTTTTAAAGGTTTTGCAGAAGGGAGATCTAAGTAATGTATCAGCAAAGTTTATATAAAATATTAGAGGAACATATAAATCCTAAAGTAGTAAAAAGATTAAACAAATCTAAAAAATGGGAGTATGGTTACAACAAGGAATATGATGTAGTTGTAATAAGTAAAGATGGAACTATTGGAGACATATATGAAATACAAAATCTTAAAATAGCTTTACCTAAAGAAAAAGATGTTTATAGATTTAAAAACAATAAATGGAATAAGTTTGAATATCCAAAAGAGTTAAGCAAGATAAAAACTGTTTTTGATTTTAAACAATATCCAGATGATTTTAAAGAGCAATGGTATGATTACATCGATAATGAATTTACTCGTAGGGAAGAAGGTTTTTGGTTTTATAACCAAAACGTTTCTACTTACATTAGTGGTACTCATTACATGTACTTGCAGTGGTCTAAGATTGACGTCGGGGCTCCAGACTTCAGGGAGTCAAATAGATTATTCTTTATTTTCTGGGAAGCTTGTAAGGCAGATTCACGATCCTTTGGGATGTGTTACCTTAAGAATAGGCGGTCCGGGTTTTCTTTTATGGCCTCAGGAGAGGTGGTTAACTTGGCAACCATATCAAGTGACTCCAGGTATGGTATATTATCCAAGTCTGGACCTGATGCGAAGTCCATGTTCACAGATAAGGTGGTACCCATATCGGTTAATTACCCCTTCTTTTTCAAACCGACCCAGGACGGAATGGACCGTCCAAAGACCGAGCTTGCCTACCGTGTCCCAGCCAGTAAATTTACCAGACGTAAACTTACCGCCGCCACTACCGATGAAACCCTACAGAATACACTCAAGGGGCTGGACACCACAATCGACTGGAAGAATACAGGTGATAACTCCTACGACGGGGAGAAACTCAAACTCCTCGTTCACGATGAGTCGGGGAAATGGGAACGTCCCAACAACATCCTCAACAACTGGAGGGTCACGAAAACCACATTAAGACTAGGTAGTAGAATAGTTGGAAAATGCATGATGGGTTCAACTAGTAATTCATTAGATAAAGGTGGAGATAACTTTAAAAAATTATACTATGATTCCGATGTTACTAAACGAAACGCCAACGGACAGACTCGTTCGGGACTCTATTCTTTGTTCATACCTATGGAGTGGAACTACGAAGGATACATCGATACTTATGGCATACCTGTATTCGAAACACCTAGAAAAAAAACAATTGGTCCCGATGGGCATGAAATTACATTAGGTGTTATTGATTATTGGCAAAACGAAGTTGATGGTTTAAAACAGGATCAAGATGCTTTAAACGAGTTTTATAGACAGTTTCCTCGCACAGAAAAACATGCATTTAGAGATGAAACAAAAGCTTCATTATTTAATTTAACAAAGCTTTATGAGCAAATAGATTATAATGAGGAAGTTTTAGCAATGAGCCCATTAGTTACACAAGGTAATTTTCAATGGGAAGATGGATTAAAAGATACTAAAGTAATATTTATACCAAGCAAAAATGGTAGATTTAATATTAGTTGGGTTCCAAATACAAATTTGCAAAACAATATTATTTTAAAAAATAATACAAAATATCCTGGTAATGAGCACATGGGTGCTTTTGGTTGTGACAGTTATGATATATCAGGTACAGTAGATAAAAAAGGTTCTAAAGGTGCTTTACATGGTTTAAGTAAATTTAGCATGGAAGACACACCTCCTAATCATTTCTTTTTAGAATATATAGCTAGACCACAAACAGCTGATATATTTTTTGAAGATGTTTTAATGGCTTTGGTATTTTATGGCATGCCGTTATTAGCAGAAAATAATAAACCAAGATTACTTTATTATTTAAAAAGAAGAGGATATAGAGGTTACTCTATGAATAGACCTGATAAAGTTTGGAATAAATTATCTACTACTGAAAAAGAAGTAGGTGGTATACCAAACTCAAGCGAAGATATAAAGCAAGCTCATGCCGCTGCTATTGAGATGTATATAGAAAATTATGTAGGATACGGTAACGATGGTTATGGTGATATGTATTTTCAACGTACTCTTGAAGACTGGGCTAAATTTAATATAAACAATAGAACTAAGTTTGATGCAGCAATTAGTTCGGGGTTAGCTATAATGGCTTGTAATAAAAATAAATACAAACCAGTTGCTGATTTTAAAAGACAGGTAGTACCTTTGGGTTTTAAAAAATACAGTAACTCTGGTTATACTTCAAAAATTATAGAATAAATGAATGGTGTTGACACTAATTATCTAAGTGGCTTTCCTAGTCAGGTGGTACCTTTTGAGGAAAAGAACACATATGAATACGGCTTGAAAGTAGCTAGAGCTATTGAAAACGAATGGTTTAGTAATAATAGATATGGTAGCGGTAGCGTTAGATATGGATTATATAAAACTAACTATTCTGAATATCACAATAGAAGACTTTACGCTAGAGGCGAGCAATCAATACAGAAGTATAAAGATGAGCTAGCTATAAACGGTGATTTATCTTATTTAAATTTAGACTGGAAACCTGTTCCTATTATATCTAAGTTTGTTGATATAGTAGTAAATGGATTAGCTGATAGAGATTATGATATAAAAGCTTATTCACAAGATCCTGATTCACAAAAGAAAAGAACTGATTATGCAACTGCTCTAATGCGTGATATATCTGCTAGAGATTATTTAAGAGAAGCCAAAGATGTTTTAGGTATAGACCTGTATTCTACTCAACATAAAGAAAATCTACCTGAAAACAAAGAAGAGTTATCTTTACACATGCAGCTTAACTATAAACAAAGTATAGAGATAGCTGAAGAAGAAGTAATATCTAACGTACTGGCTAAAAATAAATTTGACCAAACTAAAAAAAGAATATTACAAGATTTAGTAATACTTGGTATTGGTGCTGTTAAAACTAATTTTAATACTTCAAATGGTGTAACAGTAGAATATGTAGATCCAGCAGAATTAGTTTATTCTTATACAAAAGATCCAAACTTTGAAGACTTATACTACGTTGGTGAAGTTAAAATGATAAGTATAGCTGAGCTTAAAAAACAATTTCCTTATTTAACAGATGTTCAGTTAAAAGAAATAGAAAAATTTCCAGGCGAACAAAATTATTTAAGAAACTGGAATGAAGCACCTGATGTAGTTGCTGTTATGTTTTTCGAATATAAAACATATATGGACCAGGTGTTTAAAATTAAAAAAACAGATCAAGGTTTAGAAAAAGCTCTTGAAAAACCAGATACATTTAATCCTGAAGAAAACAATAACTTTGATAGAGTTTCAAGATCTATAGAGGTTTTATTTACTGGCGCAAAAGTATTAGGTATAAATGATATGATTCAGTGGAAGTTATCTGAAAATATGTCTAGACCTTTTGCTGATAGTACAAAAGTACATATGAATTATTCTATTTGTGCGCCACGTATGTATCACGGTAGAATAGAGTCTATTGTAAGTAGAATAACTGGGTTTGCTGATATGATACAGTTAACACATTTAAAACTACAACAAGTAATATCTCGTATGGTACCAGATGGTGTATACGTAGATGTAGATGGCTTAGCTGAAGTTGATTTAGGTAATGGTACAAACTATAATCCACAAGAAGCATTAAACATGTATTTTCAAACTGGTAGTATAGTTGGTAGAAGTTTAACTCAAGAAGGCGATCCTAACAGAGGTAAAGTTCCAATACAAGAACTAAGAACATCAAATGCTGGTGCTAAACTACAAAGTCTTATACAGACTTATCAATACTATTTACAAATGATAAGAGACGTGACCGGATTAAATGAAGCTAGAGACGCTAGTACTCCAGATCCAGATGCGTTAGTAGGACTACAGAAGCTAGCTGCTTATAATTCTAATGTAGCAACTAGACATATATTACAAGCTGGTTTATATTTAGCTGTTAGAACTGCAGAAAATATATCGCTTAGAATAGCTGATTGTTTAGACCATGAGTTGTTAGCTCAGTCTTTAAAATCATCTATTAGTACTTTTAACGTAGGTACGTTAGATGAAATACAACATTTAAATCTTCATGACTTTGGTATTTACTTAGAGTTGGAACCAGATGAAGAAGAGAAAGCTATGTTAGAAAGAAGTATACAAATAGCTTTACAGAGTGGTGGTATTAATTTAGAAGACGCAATTGATATTAGAGAAATAAAAAATATCAAACTAGCTAATCAATTATTAAAACTAAGACGTAAACAAAAACAAGCTCAAGAGCAACAACAACAACAAGCTAATATACAGATGCAAGCTCAAGCCAATGCTAAAGCAGCTGAGTCTGCGGCTATGTCTGAAGTTCAAAAACAAGAGGCTATGGCTCAAACCCAGTTACAAATTGAACAAGGTAAGTCTCAATTTGAAATACAAAAACTAGAAAAAGAAGCTCAAATTAAAAAAGAGTTAATGCAGATGAAGTATCAATTTGATATGAAGTTGGCTGAAATGGATATGATAGCTAGACAAGACAAAGAAAAAGAAATAGAAGATCGTAAAGATCAAAGAACAAAAATCCAAGCTACACAACAAAGTGAAATGATTTCACAAAGAAATAATGATTCACAACCTATTGACTTTGAAACTAATGAACAGTTACCAGGTGGTTATGATTTAGATCAATTTGTGTAGATTTTTTTATTAATTTTATATTATTTTATTATGGCAAACACTAAAGATTCTGGATCTCTAAAGATCAAGAAAAAATCTATTAAAAAACAGGTTGAAAAACAAGAACCTGCAAAAGTAGATTTAAGTAAAAAAGTAGAAGAAACAGTTGAACCAACTGTTGAAGCAAAAGTAGATTTAACACAAGAAAAACAAGAGCAAGATGCCGTTCAAACACAAGAGACAAATGATAGCGATGTTGTTGTCGAAAAACCCAAAGACAGTGAAGACAGCAAAGGAGTGGTTGAAGAAGTACGGGACACCGAGCAAAAAGTAGAAGAAGTTACCCCCTTACAAGAGGTTACTGAAGAGCCTATAGTTGAAACAAAACCAACTATTGAAAAAGAGCAACCAATATTACCAGAGAATATTGAAAAGCTTGTAAAGTTTATGGAAGAAACAAATGGAACAATTGAAGATTTTGTTAGACTAAACGCTGATTATTCTACTGTAGACACAAGTGTGTTATTAAAAGAGTATTACAAACAAAGCAAACCACATCTTAATGATGAGGAAATAAAATTTATCATGGAAGAAAACTTCGACTATGATGAAGATGTTGATGAAGAGCGAGACATCAAAAGAAAAAAACTCGCTTATAAAGAAGAGGTTGCTAAAGCCAAAAACTTTTTAGATGATCTTAAAAGCAAGTATTATGATCAGGTTAGATTAAGACCCGGTGTTACTGAAGATCAACAAAAAGCTATTGACTTTTTCAGTCGCTATAAAAAAAATCAGGAAGTTGCTTTACAACAACATGAAGATTTTAAACAAAAAACGTCTGGTTTATTCACTGAAGAATTCAAAGGTTTTGATTTCGAAGTTGGTGAAAAGAAATATAGATACGGTGTTAAAAATCCAAATGAAGTTGCAAAGGCTCAGAGTAATTTACAAGACTTTGTTCAGAGGTTTCTGGACGATAAGGGCAACGTACAAGATACTCAAGGTTATCATAAAGCAATCTTTGCTGCTAGAAACGCGGACAAAATAGCGCATCATTTTTATGAGCAAGGCAAAGCCGACGCTGTTAAAGATGTTGTTAATAAATCAAAAAATGTATCTACAGAGGCGCGTACGTCTCCAAGTGGTGATGTATTTGTTGGTGGTCTGAAGGTTCGTGCAATTAGTGGTTCTGATACGAGTAAATTGAAAATTAAAAAACGATAATTTAAAAACAATTAATTATGCCCTTAAATCCCTTATTTGGTACGTTAAACCCGTCGCAGATCCAACAGATCACGTCGGATAACTACCTTAGTTTTACGGACGGTACTAATGACTTTGCTCAGCAGTACTTACCCGAAATCTATGAAGCTGAAGTAGAGAGATATGGAAATAGAACTCTAGGTGGCTTTATTAGAATGGTCGGCGCTGAAATGCCGATGACTTCTGACCAAGTAGTTTGGTCTGAACAAAATAGATTACATATATCTTACGATACTGTGCAACCATTAGGTGCGCCAGGAAACGTATTAGATTTATTTGTCGTCCCAACAGCTGGACTTGCAAACGTTGTTACTCCAGGTATGACTGTAGTAATTATGCCTAAGTCTGGTGGTGATTCAATCAAAGCTTATGTTGCTGACTCTGGTATTGTTGCTGGATCTGCACTTAACGCGAATGAAATCCAAGTTTTCCCATATCAGGAAACTGCTGCTGGTGGTGGTCAAATTCCTGCTGATGCTGTAGGATATAAAGTATTCGTATATGGTTCTGAATATCCAAAAGGAAGTTCAGGAGTATTAGAAAACGTTGAACCTTCTTTCACTCAGTTCTCTAACAAACCAGTTATTATTAGAGATAGATACGTTGTATCTGGATCTGATACTGCACAAATTGGTTGGGTTGAAGTAACTACAGAAGATGGTGCAACTGGATACTTATGGTATCTAAAAGCTGAATCAGAAACTAGATTAAGATTCGAAGATTACCTAGAAATGGTTATGGTTGAAGGTGAAAATGCTGCTGTAAACGCTGCATCTGCAAACTTATTCCATACTCAAGCACAAGCTGGTATTACAGACTTTAATGCTGACAATGCTGCTTTACTAGGTACTGAAGGTTTATTTGCTGCTATCCAAGCTAGAGGTAATGTATTCTCTGCTTTTGCTGGTGCATTAGCTGACTTCGATACAATTCTTGAGAACTTAGATAGCCAGGGAGCTATTGAAGAAAATATGTTATTCTTAGACAGAGCTACTGAGCTTGATATTGATAACATGCTTGCTTCACAAAACTCTTATGGTATCGGTGGTACATCTTACGGTGTATTTGAAAATTCTGAAGAAATGGCTCTTAATTTACAGTTCTCAGGATTTAGAAGAGGATCTTACGATTTTTATAAGACAAGCTGGAAATACTTAAACGATGCTTCTACAAGAGGTGGTTCTAGTAACTTTACTACTGGAGATGACATCGAAGGAGTATTAATTCCTGCTGGTACTTCAACTGTTTATGACCAAATTCTTGGTACAAACATTAGAAGACCTTTCTTACACGTAAGATATAGAGCTTCTCAAACTGATGACAGAAGAATGAAATCATGGATCACTGGTTCTGTCGGTGGTGCTTTCACTTCTGATCTTGATGCGATGGAAGTTCACTTCTTATCTGAAAGATGTTTATGTGTACAAGGTGCTAACAACTTTGTATTAATGACAGCTTAATACTTTTATAAGGTAAGGGCGCTTCGGCGCCCATATACCTTTAACTTATTTAATTATATTATATCATGACAAAAAAGAAAAAAGAAAAAGAAGTCGTTATTAACGACTCTTGGGAAATAAAAGATAGACAGTATTATTTATTAGGTGGTAAAGAACCACTTACATATACTCTATCTTCAAGACATACACAAAGATACCCATTACTGTGGTTTGACCAGGAAAAAAATGAGCAAAGAGCTTTAAGATATGCTACAAATCAAAACTCACCATTTGTTGATGAGCAAAAAGGAGAAGTAACATTGAAACATATTCAATTTAAAGATGGTGTTTTACATGTTCCAAAGCAATATCAGGCTTTACAAAAAATGTTATCATTATATCACCCAGGTTTAAACAAGAAATACGCAGAAAGAAAACCAGTTCAAGTAGCTATTAATGAAGTAGAAGAAATAGAATTTGAAATAGATGCTATGAATGTAGCTAGAACATTAGATATTGATTTAGCTGAAGCTATATTAAGAGTAGAAAAAGGAACTAAAGTATCTCAATTAAGTACTAAAGAACTAAAAAGAGATATACTAGTATTTGCTAGAAAAAATCCTAAACTATTTATTAAGCTAGCTAGCGATGAAAATGTTCAGTTAAGAAACATAGCTATCAAATCAGTTGAACAAGGTATAATAACTTTGTCTAATAAAAATAAAGATTTTTTATGGGCAGAAACAAAAGAGGTTATTATGAAAGTTCCTTATGGTGAAAATCCATATAGTGCTTTTGCAGGTTTCTTACAAACAGATGAGGGGATCATGGTGTTAAAATCTATAGAAAAGAAACTATACTAATAATAAACAGGCGGGTTAACGCCCGCCTTTATTATAATAAAAATATACTATGGCTATAAACGTAAATGCTGTATATAGAACTGTATTATCAATTTTAAACAAAGAGCAACGTGGTTACATGACGCCTGATGAATTTAATAAAACAGCTACTCAAGTACAGTTAGATATATTCGAAAAATATTTTGATGATTTAAATCAACAAATGCGTGTTCCGCAAACTGATACTGATTATGCTGACAGGCAGATGAATATAGACGAGAAAATAGCTATATTTAAAACCTTTGGTGAATGTACTTATCAAGCACCAGGAGGTTATTTTATCCTTCCTACCGTAGACTTTTACGGTAACACAGTTGAGCTTTATAGGCTTGGCAGTGTCGTATACAATGATGAAGTAGAATTACAAAGACTAGACAGAAATGATTTTTACTATGTAGAAAAATCTGGATTAACTAGAGCTTCATTACAATTTCCAAATTACTTATATGAAAGCGAATTTTTATTTGTTAGACCCACAGCTATAACTAGTAGGGTTACAGCGAACTATGTTCGTAAACCTCTTGATGTAAGATGGGGTTATACTATTGGTCCACAGGGACAATATTTATACGACAGTACAGATTATGAACCTACATTAAACCCAACTGGTTCTACTCAATTTGAACTTCATCCATCTGAACAAAGTGAAGTAGTTATAAAAATATTAATGTACGCGGGTATTATTATTAGAGACCCACAAATAGTACAAGCAGCTGCTCAAGAGGCTGCAATGAATGAGCAAAACGAAAAATTATAATAAATGACGCTAATCTCTGAAAACAACAGACAGTATTACATCGGAGCTCAAAGCTTTATAGCATCCGGAGGTTTACCTGAATCGTTTACTACTACATTTAACACTGATTTAGTTTTTGCAACAGCTGATCCTACTAATGTTAATTGGCCTGCAAATAATTTTTATTTAGAAGTTAGTGTTGATGGTGGCTTTACTTACGCACCACTATATAATACATATACAGTTGTAGATAATACTATTACGGTAACTGCTGGTTTAGCCGCTGGTAATTATTTAAGAGTACAACTTACTGAAAATACTGTATGGCAAAATTACGGTGGATACTCGTATACAAGGTTATCAGATGTTATTACAAATTATATGATAGCTTATGTTGGTGCTGGTAAACTAGTGTCTAATGTAAAAAGAACTGATGTAATATTTCATGCTAAGCGAGGTTTACAAGAGTTTAGTTATGATACATTAAAAAGTGTTAAGTCGCAAGAACTACAAATACCACCAAGTTTATCACTTATCATACCGCAAGATTATGTAAATGTTGTTAGAGTATCATGGAAAGATGAATTAGGTGTGTTGCATACTATATATCCTAACAACGGTTTAACAACTAACCCATACGAAAGCATTGCGCAAGATCAAGATGGTACACCAATACAGGACGCGTTAAACGAAAATTTAGAAACAACATCGTTAACTAAACAAGCATGGAGACAAGCTAACACTAGGTTAATATCTGGTTGGAATGGAAACTATTGGAGTTATTATACAGATTATTTTAATACTCCATATCCTTTATATTGGAACGTAATTGTTGGTCAAAGATATGGTTTAAACCCTCAAACTAGTCAAATAAATGGTTGGTATGGGGTAGACGAAAGACAAGGTAAGTTTACTTTTTCTAGTAATTTAGCTGGAAGATGCATTGTGTTAGAGTACATCTCTGATGGACTTTCTTGTGATTTAGATACAAGAATACCTAAGATGGCAGAAGAAGCTCTCTACGCTTATATAAACTACCAAATATTAGCTACTAGAGCTCGTATGCCTGAGTATGTAGTTAAAAGGTATCAAAAAGAAAAATATGCTAAACTTAGAAATGCAAAAATTAGATTATCTAATATTAAGTTAGATCAAATTGTTCAAGTTATGCGTGGTAAATCTAAATGGATTAAACATTAAAATTAAATGGCAGAAATAAAAAATACTTTTCTAAAGTCTAAAATGAACAAAGACTTAGATGAAAGATTACTACCCAATGGTGAATATCGCGACGCTCAGAATATAGCAATATCAAAGTCAGAAGATAGTAACGTTGGAGCTGCTGAAAACATACAAGGTACAGAATTAATATTTAACGGTAACATAGGTAAAATAGTAGGTGTAGATGTATTAGGTGGTAATGCTTTAGTTATTATAGGTCAGTTTGCAGATGAAGTAAATAGTAGAATATATTTATTTTTAACTGACAATACAGATCCTAGATTAGGTTATAATAATACAAGTCAAAATGCTATTGTAAGATATGATATAGAAAATGGAGATATATATTTGTATTCTGCAGGACCGTTTTTAAATTTTTCTACAGGTTATCAAATACGTAGTGTTAGTTTAATAGAAGATTTATTATTTTGGACTGATAATAGAAACCAACCAAGAGTAATAAATATAAATAATCCTGATGCTGTTTTGTGGAATAATTTTGTTTCTATTGCAGGATTACCTTATACTAGTGAAGATCATTTAACTGTTTGTAAATATAATCCTTACAAAGCTATTGAAGTTTGGAAAGATAACGCAGGGGTTATTGAAACAACAATGAGTGATGCTGTTTCACCGGTTACACCAATGATAGGTCAAATGGAATTAGATGCAACATTAGCACCATCTACACCACAGGTAATAACGGTTGTTACACCACCTACTGACGCTACACCAGGGCTTACTACAGCTGTAGCGGCGGCTAATGGCATGAATGTTTGGACTAGTGATGGTCAAATATTACCAGAAGATGATGTTATAGTTATATCTGCTCCAGCAGCCAACCAATTAGAAGTTCAAAAAAGAAACGGTGATAATATAGTTTTTAGATTTAATGCTATTAACGATGGTCAAATATATTTTGGTTATGCAAACCCTAATTTTGTAAATACTGGCGCTCCTAATTATATACCTAGTTATCCTGGTAATCAAGATTTTTTAAACGATAAATTTGTTAGATTTAGTTATAGATTTAAATTTGTTGATGGTGAGTTTTCTTTAATGGCTCCATTTACACAATCAATGTTTATACCAAAACAATTTGGTTATTTTCTAGAAAATCAAGAAGCTAGTGATGAAGAAAGAACTTATGAAAGTACAGTTGTTTCTTTTATGGAAAACCAAGTAAATAGAGTATTACTTCAAATTCCTATGCCAGATGAAATGAGTGGTACTCAAATAAATGCTAATGAATTACTAGATAAATTAAAGGTTGAAGAAATAGAAATACTATATAAAGAATCTGATGGTTTAGCTGTTTCTGTTGTAGATAGAATTACAACTGAAGATTTAAATACAGCTGGCGCTGTAAGCGTTTACGAGTATGACTATCAAGCAACTGAACCATTTAAAGTGTTACCAGAAGATCAAACAACAAGAGTGTATGATAAAGTACCTGTTAAAGCTTTAGGTCAAGAAATAATAAGCAACAGAGTTGTATACAGTAATTTTCAAAACAAACACACTCCACCAGTTGCTCTAGATTATAACGTAGGTGTTTCTGCTAAAATTCCTTATGATGAGCCAAATAGTAATTACTCTTACTCAGCATATCCTAATCACAATGTAAAGCAAAACAGATACTATCAAGTTGGTGTAGTATTATCTGATAGATACGGTAGAACATCTACAGTGCTGCTTTCTAATAATCAAGGTTTTATAGCAGCAGCTTCTCCTAATCCAGAGTTTGGTGCTGATACTATATATGTTCCATATCAAGATGAATACGATACTCAAAACTTTAACAACATAGTTGATTGGCCTGGTAATAGCTTAAAAGTATATTTTAATACAATTATAAACTCAGCTAAAGATGACGCAACTGGAACACCTGGTTTATATAACGGAGATCCTACAGATCCTCGCTATAATCCACTTGGCTGGTATACTTATAAAATAGTAGTAAAACAAAAACAACAAGAGTATTATAATGTTTATTTACCTGGCATATTAACTGGTCAGCCTTTTTCAGTAGGCGCTACAGATACAGAGTATTACACCTCAACTATAACTCTTTTTAATGACAATATAAATAAAGTTCCAAGAGACTTAAAAGAAGTTGGACCAGATCAAACAAATTTTAGAAGTAGTGTAGAGCTTTATGGTAAAGTAAGTCCTGAGCTTCCTATAGCTCCACTTACAACAGCTATATCTGCACCACAATATAACACCCAGTATTTATCTAACATTGTTTCAGATACAGTTACTCAAATAGCTAAACAAACAGAGTTATATCCAGAGTTTTATTTTGATATAAGCGCTGCTTGGACACCTCTTACAGATGTATATGATACTAAAAACAATCCTTATTTAGCAAGAGTAGCCACGCAAAAACTTATTGGTACTATAGGTGCTGCAGGTGCTTATCCGTTTTTTCTAAGTGTTTATGAAACTAAACCAGTAGAGTCTAGGTTAGAAATATTCTGGGAAACATCTACTTCAGGTAAAATTAAAGAATTGAACGATAGTATACAAACAACCTTAGCATCTATACCAGATGATTTAGAAAACTTTACAGTTGATTTTGTTGAAAATAGAAATTATACTTTTCCAGTTCAAGTATATTCAAATGGTCAAGGACCAATTATAACAGATGATTTTTATGTTGAAGATGCTTTAGGTGGATCAATAGCTAGTTCTTCTATAACAATGGCGGTTGTTAATGATAATGGTGTTGATGTAAGTAATTTATTTACATTAGTTGAAACAGCAGCTGGCGCACTAACACCTAATGGAAACACGCATGCTTATGATAGTTATACTTTACAAATAGGTAGTTACTTTGTATTTTTAGCTGATTCAACTATAAGAAACTTTACATTTGATTTTTTAGCTACAAATGACACAACTGGCGATACTGGACCTATTATACAGAAAACAATAGCACTAGGTAATACTGCTCCTCAATTTGATCCATATACCGCTTACAGACAGTTTGCTTATAATAGCTTTGGATTAGGAAACCCAGTATATTTTGGTGTAAATGGAACTGCAGACCCTGGTCCTAACGCTGATTTAGAGTTACAGTTTTCTATATTATCGCAAACACAGTATGGTCAACCTGTAAATATATTTGAAATAAATCTACAAACAGGAGAAATTACTCAACTACCACAAACTATAATGTCTGGGCCATATAACTTACAAATAGCTATTACAGATGCATTAGGTGTAGTTGGAAGTCTAACAACAATAATAGACTTACAGTTTGACTTTGGTCAAGCTTCTGTAACATGTACATTCATTGATTCTGGTGAAGCAATTAATTTACTTAAAGGATCTGATTTAGGTATGGTAATATGGTCAAATAAATCTACAGGTCTTACAGTTCCTGGTTATAATTTAAACAGACCAGTTGCTCCTCAAAATTTTGCAATTAGTAAATGGAATCAAATACCAGATCCTCAAAACCCTGTTAACGTTAATAATATTTCAGTTGGATATGGACCTGTTGGTGCTGGTTTTAATTACAATGTTAAAGCATTAGATTTATCAGATGGTCCTAGTTGGTGTAATTTAGATGCAATTAAAAGAGGTTTATATAAAGGATGTATGTATATTACAGTTACTTTAACTCAAACAATACAACCAAACGCTGCGTCTAATAATTTTATACCACCAATATTAGATGTATTAGCTAATGTATGGATACAAAGAAGAGATGGTTCAGCTATTCCTGGGCCTTGGGCTGATGCTGTTGATAAAGATGGATATGTTGTAGGTCCAGACACAACAATTGGTGGTAATTGGAAAGTAAGTTATCCTACCGCTAATCAACCTATATACGCTTTAAACTTAGGTAGTTTAAGGGATATATCTGGAGGTGGTGGTTATCCTCAACCTTATGTTGAACACACTATGTCTAATTCATTAGACAAACCTCAACAACCTAATAGTCAGCAGTTAACAGCTGTTTGTACTAGAACTTTTGCATTTGATGCTAGTAATCCCGCGGCAATAGGTGATTATAGAGTTATGGTAGATCAAATACGAGGTGATCAAACAGAAGCTCCTAATCCAAATGTAACAGATTCTAACAATGGTATTTATAACAATGATAATATTAGTTGCAGTATTACTTATGGTGATTTTTATTATCCATACGGTATAACTAATATAGGTTGGCAATATGCAGTAATGCAAACAGCAGAACCAAGTATCATAGGTGCGGAAAATTATCAAGGCACAGGTTGGACAAATGTATTTGCTAGAGAACCTTTCTTTAGATATGTGACTCAATTTTATACAGACTCTACACTAACAACACCGTGGACGCCTAATCAAACAGGTACTAACCAATGGCACGCGTATAAATCAAGGCCAACCGCTGGTGTAGCTGGTGGTCAAGGCAATCCTGTTGGTAATGATGGAGCAGCTGTAACTTTAAATAATTTTAATAATTCAAATTCTAATCCTCAAAACGATAGAATATGGTTAGCTGAATTTAACAATACAGGTAATAGAATAGGAACCACATATCCTAAATCAATATAATGTTAATTTATTAAAAAACAAGTGATTATAAATTATGCCAGCAGTAATAGAAGTAAATTATTTTAACTCTTTTTGGTTAAAGAAGATTGTAGATGGTAGAGCGCAGACTACAGCTGCTACTGGGTTCAACCCAAATCCAGAAATAAATCCAGCGTCTTTGCCTAGTAAACTTGTGTACCCAGGTGTTATATCACCTAATACATCTGTTACCGGTGAAGAGTTTCCATATTTTGCGCAAGCAGGTGTAGCAACTGTACCAAGTATTACCAATGATCAAGGTGTTGTTTCTTTATTAGACTGGCATGTAGAAGAAGCTAGAATAAGAGGTGGTTATAACAATGTAAATGTTGATTATGGTGTTAAAGCTTATATAGAGGAAGAATATCCACAAGCAGCTATTAGATTTAACTCTATGATTTATAGTGGTATATATAATGCTAGAACAGGTGTTAATAACACTAATCAGTTTCCAGTTGGCCAAGATATTATAAAAAGTGTAGATCCAAGAAATGGTAGTATACAAAAAATATATGCTGAAGATACTAACTTAATAATTTTCCAAGAAAATAAAGTTAATAGAGCACTAATAGATAAAGACGCTATATATTCTGCAGAAGGTGGTGGAACAGTTACATCTGCTAATGTTGTAATTGGACAAATAGTTCCTTATGCTGGTGAATATGGTATTAGTGATAACCCTGAAAGTTTTGCTGTATATGGTTTTAGAAAATATTTTACAGATAAAAACAAAGGCGCAGTACTTAGATTGTCGCATGATGGTATAACAGAAATATCAAGATACGGTATGACTGACTTCTTTAGAGATCAGTTTCAAAATGTAGACACTATTGATAGCTTTGGGCAATTAATAGGTGGTTGGGATAATTACACTAAGCAATACGCTTTAAATATTAAACCACATAACCAAACAGGTACTAGTGGTTTTAAAACATTAGCTTTTGATGAATCTGTTTTAGGGTGGCCAACTTTTTACAGCTATAATCCTAACTTTATGTTTAGTGTAAATGGTACTATGTATTCTATACCGGATTACAATGCTAATTCTAATTTACCTGATCCAGGCGGAAACATATATAGACATTATGTCGAAGGCACAGGTGTTAATAGAAATAATTTTTATGGAGTTTCATATCCATCAAGTATAGAATTTTTATTAAACCCTAATCCTTCTGTACAAAAAGTATTTAAAACAATTGCTTATGAAGGAAATAATGGTTGGCAAGTAGACTCTATAACATCAGACGTTACAGGTTTAGATTTAGTAAATGCCAACTGGCAAACAAGTAATGATACAAGCGCGCAAGTAGCTAGCTATTATGAAGGCGCTTATACAGAAGACAATGTACAGTATTATGCTGGTTTTAATAGAAAAGAAAATAAATACGTAGCAAACTTAATTAACAATTCAGCAGTAGCACCTGGTGAAGTTGTATTTGGTGTAGATATAACTGGTATAAAAGGTTATGTTGCTACAGTTAAAATGTCTACAGATCAAACAACAAATCCTGGCGGAACAAAAGAATTATTTGCCGCATCATCAGAGTTTGTTGTATCATCAATTTAAATTATATCATATGGATTTTAATGTAAGAGCTCTTACTACTAAAGACTGGGATACCCTAGTTGAGTGGTGGGACTGGTGGCCAGGTTGGACTGCGCCACCTAAAGATTTTTTACCTAATCATGGAACAGGAGGTTTTATGGTAGAAAAAAATAGTAAGCCAATAGTGGCTGGTTTTGTTTATTTTACAAACTCTAAAATAGCATGGGTAGAATATATTATATCTAACCCTGATTATAAAGAAGACGATAGACAGGACGCAATTAAAAAATTATTAACAGAATTAGAAGAATTTATTACTACAATGGGATATACATACATGTTCAGTGTAGTACAAAATAAACATTTAATAGAAATACATAAAAATTTAGACTGGAATATAGACGAGAAACCGTCATACGAGTTATCAAAAAATTTATAATATGGGAGCAGGAACAACAGCATTAGTCGGCATGGGAGTGTCAGCTTTATCTTCATCTATTGGAGCAGGGGTAAGCGCTAGGCGAGCTGCGCGTAGAGCAAAAGAGATGCGTTTAGCACTTGAAAACTTTGAAAACAATAGACAAGATGTAATTAATCCGTACTCTGGAGTAGAAGACTTGAGTGATATGGCTACTAATCTATCTGATAGAATTACAAATCCTTTTGCGGATCTCGCTGTTGCAACCCAAGCTGCAGAGATGCAAGCTGAAGAAGCTGATATAGCTTTAGCAAATACTTTAGATACATTAAGAGCCACAGGCGCTAGTGCTGGTGGCGCGACAGCTTTAGCTCAAGCGGCATTAAGAAGTAAAAAAGGAATAGCCGCTAATATAGAGCAACAAGAATCTCAAAATCAAAAACTAAGAGCTGAAGGTGAAAGAATGAGACAACAAGCAGTAATTGATGAAGAAAGAAGAATACAAGGTGTTGAAATATCTGAAGGACAAAGAGTGCAAGCGGCAGAGGCTCAAGGTTTAGCCTTTCAGTTTCAAGCACAAGAAGCAAGAGATAATGCTCAAATTAATCGTATGTATGGGGAGATGAGATCAGCTCAATTACAACAAGAACAAAGTCAGGCAGATCTTTTTGGAAATATATCTGGAGCTTTTGGTAATATAGCACAGTTTGCTGGCACAGAAGTTGGCGGTGAATTTTTTGACGGACTATAAAAATAATAACATGGCAAAAAATCAATTTATTACAGGACCTGTTTCATATGGAGGTAAAGCACAACAACTAGCTATTGGAGCCGGAGTAGCTAAAGCATTTAGTAGTGGTGGTTATGATTCATTAAGAAGAGATTACTTACAAGATCAATTAATAAACAAAGAATTAGATCAGTTTACATCTGTATATGATAAAATAAATAGTATACCTAAAACTGGTGTAGAAACTTTTGACACAAATATTAATGCGTTTTTTAATCAAGGAGCGGATAAAATATTTAACGTAAAAGACCTAATGGCTAATGGACATATGAGTCAACAGGAAGGTGCAAAAATTTTATCTGAAACAATGGGCTTTATAAGCGCGTATAATAAAATAGCTCCAAAATTTGTTGAGCAAATAAAATATTATAGAGATTCTAAAGCTACAAACAAAATATCTAGAGTAAACGATAATGGATTATCCGCAATGCTAGACGCTATAGCCAATAATTCTGGTGGTGTAGAGCTTTTAGAAAAAGATGGTAAAATGTATTTAACAGGCAACGGAGAAGTTGGCGGTCAAAGTTGGCAATACAATATGAACTTAGATGAGCTTGGAAACTTACTTAGTCAAGAGGGTTTTGCTATGATTAAAACAATTCCAACTTATGAAGAGCTAGGTCTTGATAGTTTGTTTGATGCTCAAAAAGGATTATTAAAAGGCGCAACAGATACATATGAATATGAAGATAGCCAAGGAAACATTAAAACAAAACAAGTATATAATCCAGAAAAACTAGGTGAATTAATGGTTAAAAGAGGTTTATTTGCAGAACTTGTTAATGATCCTGAAATGGAAGTTGTTTGGTCAGATATGGTTAATGCTGATAAAGAGTTAGACTCTTTTCAACAATGGGATCCTTCTAACAAAGAAATGAGACAAACAATGGAAGCTTTTTTAATAGACAAAGCTATTACAAGAAATATTCCTTCTGCTGAAATTATAGACGTAAGACAAGCTACATCACCTGGTTCAAAAAAAGGTTTTAACACTGGTGGTGGATTTAGCTTTGCTCAAACTTTGTTTACAGATGTAGCACCAATAATAAAAGAATTTACAGAACTAGAAGCTTTTGATCCAGTTGAAGGAGAAAATATTGATGGAGAAGGTGGGGGTATGACTTCGCTTAAAAGTCCTAGAACAAAATTAACACCAACAAGTATAACATTAGATCCACAAAGAGCTATTGACTTATTACAAAAATATACAGATGGACAATCTTTTTATACTACACTAGACGCTAATAGTAAAGGTGATTTATTAGCAGATGCTTTCAACATGATTGATGCCTTAACAGAAGGTGAAATTGAAACTGATTATTCAGAGTTTTATGTAGAGGATGGTGATTTAGATAAAATGAAAAAAGATATTAAAAAAGCACAAAGTGATGCAATAGAAAGAACAATACAATCATTAACGCCTAACGATCCTAAGTCTAGACAAGTAGTTGTTATAAGAAAAGGAGAATTAAAACCTACAAAAGTAGAAGGTAATATATATTCTGTATTAAAAGAAGTTATAGAAAACACAAATTATATTTCTGGAAAAGATGTTGGCTATGCTTTAAATGCATTAAATATATTTACAAATCCTAATCAAGGTGGTTTCGATGTTAATAGATGGGGTGACTATATTATTGACGAAGAAATAATTACAGATCCTAATAGGCTTCAATTAAATACAGACTTTAATACAAACGCTAGATAAATAATATGTTTGAAGAATATCAAGATGGTAATACTATTTTTGAAGTATCACCAGATAGACTACAAGACTTTTTGAAGCAATATCCTAACGCTCAGAAAAGAACAAAAGAAACTGAAACACCAAGTATTGTGCTTGAATCAGAGTATATAGGAGAGCCTTTACCTACAACTGCTCCACCAAGACAATACATTACGTTTAATACTACTCAACCTAAAGTAACAAATAATAAAGGTCAAGTATTACGTGGTGGGCTTAAAGAAAACTTTGTTGTATACAAAGACGAGTATAACCCTGACGACTACGGTATGAGCTTTGAAGAATATGCTAAACGTATGGGTGTTGATATTAAAGAAGAAAAAGATTCTGATTTTGAAGTTGATGAAAGCATTGAACCAGTTGTGTTAGGTGAAAAGAAAACTACATTAGTACCTGGTGATAAGTCAACGGCGTTTCCATCTTTGGGTGCAGAAGTTGTAGAAGATGAAATAGAAAGTATCAAACCGTCGAAAAAAAGTAAAGCTTTAAATAATTACAGATCAGAGTTTTTAGAAAGAATGAAGTTTATAAAACCTGATAATTATAAAAACGAAACAGTTAGCTATGTGTTTGATAGTTATACAGATAAAGTTTATAATGAAAATGCTGAAAAATTTCGAGCAAACTTACGAATTGACGAAGGAGAAACATTTAAAGACGAGATGTCAAAGGCTATTGGTTTTGGAAATGTAGGTAGAAGAATATTAAAAAGAGGTAAAGGACTAGACCCTACACAAATTGTTGAAGGGGCAGATTTTCAAGTAGAACCAGGCGAATACGAACAAATGTATAATTTATTACAAGAGCAAATGCCTGCAGAACTATTCTCAATGTTTGAGCAGGTTGGTTTTGATTCATCTAAAATAGATTATTCTAAAGTTATGAAAATGGCTCAAGAAAATCCTAATATAAGAAATCAAATTAATAATTTTATACAAGAAACAAAAGCTAAAGAAACAACTTACATACAAAATAAATATTCTAATGTATTAAGTACTGATCAAATGTATTTAGCTATACCTCAACCTAATCCTGATTGGAATACAAGACAAGATAGAGTTGCTTCACAAAATGAAGAGGTTAAAAAAAGATATAGAGCTAAATTAGCTGAAGCTGGTTTTACACCTGATTTAATAGCTTATTATACTAACAACATGGAGTTTGGTTCTAATAAAATACCTGATCAATTCCAAGCTGCTTCAATGCCTGGTTATGATGATGATTTTATATTACAAGATCCTAAAAAAGCTATATCACTAGAAGAACGTAAAGCTTATTTTAAAGGTTTAGAAGAATTTGAAAAAAATCAAAGAGAAATTTTTAAACAAGAAATAAATAATTATAATATAAAAAACGCTCCTGTTGTACAAGAGATAGCAGATATGAGATCTCAAATAGAATCTATAAACGTAGATGATATTAAAACAGATGGTGATGCTGATTATTACAACTCTTTAATAGAACAATACAATAATAAAATTACAGAGTATGCAACTAGTGATTTAGCTCAAGAAGGTTTAACCTTATATAGCCAATCAGAATACTTAGCAGATATAGGAAATCAAATAATGAACCAAGCTAACATACAGCAAAATGTAGATTTAGCAGCGTATGGCGCAGAGTTTAATTATAATAATTTAGATAAATTTTTAGCAACTATTGAAACACAGTTGTTAGCGCCTGGCGCAATGTTGGGTGCAAGTATAATAAATAGAATTGCTGAAACAGTTCAAGAGGGAATATTTGCAACATCAGTGCCAGCACAGCTCTATAATACTGCTGACGCATTTTTAAGTGGTGAAGAAGTTGGAGATATAATGTTAGGTAGTAACAAGCCTGATTATACTGGTTTAAAAAATGGCGCGCTTAATTATTATAAAGCTGTAACAGAAGACTATGAAAAACAATTTGCTCCTCCTATAAAAATTAGTGATGTAATGGACGATAGATCTGCTGCTAATTTTGGCGACTGGCTTAGTGGAGCTACAGCTGAAAACGGTTTAACTATAGCGCAGGTATTAGGACCAAGTTTAGTTGCCCGTGTAAGTGTTCAACTTCAAAAACAGGCTTTTAAAAAAGCTCTTACAAAAGGTAAAAACTTTAATCCTGATTTATATAAATTAAAACCAGGTGGTAACATCGCTAACAAAGAGGACTGGATACCAAAGGTAAGTGCTGGTAAAGGATATTATAAAAAGAAACCTGGTAAAGAATTATTTTTTGACGAAAATAATTTAGATAGTAGATTGTTTGATTTAACTATAAAGAAAAAAGCTTTACAAAGAGCTAATAACGTTACAATGGCTAGTTTTTTTACTGCTACAGGTGGTGGAGAAATGGGTAGACTAGAAGCTAGTTTTCAAAAAGCAGAATCTGAATTAGTAAAATTAAGAGCAGCTTTAGCTGAAGAAAAAGATCCAAACAAACAAAATGAAATACTAAGCCAAATAGATTATTATGAAAACGTAGCTGATAGCGCTGCTTGGCAAAGAACTTTTCAAGGCTTATTGTTTGGTACAACAGAAATGTATGCAGAAAAATTTGGTACATTAAGATATGTTAATGATATTAGGTTTACTAGAAATATGTATGGTAGAAAAGGTCTTGAAGATACGTTTACTAAAGGTTGGAGAAATACTAGTTACTGGAAAAATAGAGCTAAAGATTTAGGAGCTGGAACTTATAACTTAGGATATGGAGTTACTATAGAGAATTTTGAAGAAATACTTACAGCAGGAGGACATGGTTTAATTAAAAGAATTGTGGTTGGAAGCAATGATCCTGTTTTGAAAGAAGTAAACATGGATTTAATAGCAAACACTACATTTGCTAGTTTAATGATGCAGTCACCTAATACCGCTAGTAATCTTTATAACTTTATTAGATACGAGTCTAGCACTTATAGTGATTATCAAAGAGCTGTACAATACGGTACTGAAAGAGCTAAAATACAAGAGCAATTAAATGATTTAAATATTACTCCTGAAAAAAGAAAAGAGTTAAATAAAAAAATGGAAAAATTAAATCAACTTGTTAGATTAGATAGTCATAACAAGCTGATGAGATACAACAGGTTAAGTGATAAAAACAAAGAGCTTTATTTAGAACTTAGAGCTAAACAAAATTTCCAAGAAAAACAACTTTATCAAATAGCTGGTAGTGGAAACTTTGGACAAGATGGATTTGCTGAAAATTTTGAAGCAGCAAAGAAAAGGGTTTTAAAAACAAATGATCAACTTCAAGAAGTATTAACTGATACAAGATCAAGACAGAAATATAAAGACAAGCTTAAAGAACTTAAAAAATTTAATGAAGATGGAGGTTTAAATCTTTCGTTTGTAAATCCAGAAGTTGCTAATGCTAATCAATTATTATATGAAACAGCAAAAGAAATGGCAGAGCTGTTGTCTGAAAAACAAGTAATATCTTTTAGTAGCGCGCAAGAAATTGAAAGCTTTATTAAGACAAATAATATATCTGATTCAGTCGCAGAAGAGTTAAGAAAAATGGGTTATGCCTACAACGATCCTAATGGTAATATATATTTAAATGAAAATAATATATATTCTTCTTTAGTAGGTGTTAACTCTCTAGAGCTAGGTCTTACTTTTATGGACGCAAAAGATGTAATAAAAGCTTTAAAGACTGGAGAAGTAGAAACTAATATATTAACTCAAGCAAGTACATACGAGCAGTTTAGAGCAGCAATAGCCCCATTACATGAGGTAATACATGATGAAATAGATAGAAGAAAAATATTTAGCGGTGTGTATGAAAACGCTAAAGAAGCTGCTATGGGTATTTCAAATGTTTTAAAAAATAAAGTAGACAGCGATCAATTAGATAGAGGTATATACGAGAAAATAACAAAAATTATTGATAAGTATAAAAATGAAGATGGAGAAGTTGTAGACGCTAGTGAATTTATAACAGTGTTAGGTGAGGCAATGCTCGGTGGTTATTTAAGCGTTAATGATTTAGCAAACATGCATGGTGTTAAATCTTTTCTTAATAACGTATTTAGAAAATTAGGACCGTTGGGTAGTGCTATGGTAGATATTACTGATCCTTTTGGAACACCTCAAGATATGTATAATTTTATAGCTGAGTATGTTAGAAAGCAAATTGTAAAAGGAGATGTAACAGCTGTAAGAATACCTGAAGAAGAAAAAGAAAGATTAAAGCTTGAAACAGAGGGTAGACAATCTGTTGCAAATGTTGACGCGCCTAGACTTGATAAGAAAAAATTTAACCTTCAAAACCTTACTAACGAGCAATTAATTAGAAAACTTAAAAATGCTAAAGGTTACGAAAAACAAGTTATAGAAGATATATTAATAGACGCAGCGGCTAGAGTAGGTTTAAGAACAATGGGCTTTGATAGTAGAGCTGGTCTTGGAAATATAACGTATGAAGAAGGTTATCAAGTTGCTAGAGAAAGAGTTATTGATAGAGGTTTATTAAATAAATTTGATCCTCGTATAAATGATAATTGGAGTACGTACGCTGGTAGTCAATTAAAGTTTGATTTAACAGATGTTATAGAAAGAAATAAAAAGAAACTTGATACTGAAAGTACAGATAGTGAAATTGCCAAACAAGTTGAAGACACTACAGATACTACAACTGAAGTAGTTGAAGAAACTGCTGTTGAAGAAGTAGAGCCTACTATAGATATATTTGATATATTACCTTCAGAAATTAGACAAGAAGCCCAAGAAGAAATAGATACAAAAATAAAAGATAATAACATTGATCTAAGCGATGCTAACTTAACGTTTAAGGAACTACAACAGATAGCGCCATACGAAACATTAGCAAAATATTTTGGAATCCCTGTATCACGTATTACACAACCTCAAGATAACTTAAGAAAAGGTGATGACATATCTAAAATACAAATGTTTATATTAAAAAATGTTGATAAACTTGTAAACACTAGACCAAAAGGTAACGCAGATGTTGTTCAAACCAAAGCTGTTGGTGAACTTAAAGCTAAATTAGAAGGTGGTCAATCAGCCGGTATAAGATCAAGAAACTTTTTAAATACAGAATACGATAAAGTTTTAGACGCAAAAGGTAAACAAAAAAAGATAAATAATAATTTACAGTATAGAATAAAACCAGGTAATAGAAATAGATTTTTAAAAGCATCGGGTATTACCAATAATAAAGTAGATAAAAACTATATACCAAGAGGACCTGAGTCTCAATATATAAAAGGTGTGTTAGAGTTGTTAGCTAGAAACATGGCGTTAACAGGTTTTGGTCAAGCTGTTGATCAGCAACAAGATCAAGCTGTGCAAGAAGAAACTACAACACCAGAAAAAGCAGCAACAAGAAAAGCTACTGCAAGACAAAAGACAGCGCCTGCTAAAGCCCCACTACTTAGGTTTTCTCAAATGGCAAATGAAGTAGAGAAGATTATAAATATAAGAGGTGATTTTAATCTTGACGAAAAAGGTATAGATAGATTATTAGAAAATTTAAAGTTAGATAAAACTTTTGATTTAAAAAAATCTGAGGGAAGAACTAAGTTTGTAGAAGTAATTAAAAAGAACTTACTACCTTTAATGCCTAAAGACTTTTGGTTTGGTACAAGAAAAGATGGTAAAGTTACTAGTTCTGCTTTTACAGCTAGCAACAAAACATATGGTTTAAGCATGGGTAACAAAGAAGAAGCTGATGCTTACAATGCTTTTAAAGATGAAATATTTGCTATAGGTAATAACCCTGAAACTAAATTTGGAAAACCTATACAGTATAAAGATGAAAATGGAAAAACTATAACTGTTGATTTAAAGAGTGTTACAAAAAATTATAAAACAATTTTTGGCGACAAGACTAATTATAAAGATAAAATAGTAAAAGGTTTTAAAGATGGATCTATAGATAATTGGAATAAAAATGTAGCTTCAATACATAAAGAAATGTGGAAGCGTTTTAACAAAGCTCTTAACTCTGAAAACAGAACTGCTGAAGCACAAGCTATTGGTACTTATTTAAAACTAGTTGCTAATGACACTTCTAGTTGGCACAAACTTGGTGCTCAATTAGTTGGCTACTCAAAAGAATTACAGCAAAGAAAAGAAGGGTCTATTAATATAGAGTTTGAGCACGCTATGCCTGCTACAGCTGCTTACTTGTATTTAATGGATGCAGCACTGCAAGATCAAGTAGACTTTAATACAGCATATGATTTAGTTATAGATAACTATAAGCTTATTGTTTTAGATAAAGCAATGGACGATAAACTTCGTAACGCTAGAACAGCATCAGGTTATAGTTTACAAAGACGTATGCCAGATAACTGGAGTGTTGTAGATGGTAAATGGTGGCAAAGATATTTTAATGAAATAGTTGCTGCTCAAAATGGAGGTATTGATCCTAGCTCTATTATAGGTTTAGATGGTAAATCATTTGCTGAAACATTTAAAGTTGATGCTAAAGGCCAACCAACTACAAAAGAAATAGAAGACGCTAAACAAAAAGCAGCTAAACCAAACGCTAAAAGATTACCAAAACAAGTTGCTCCAAAGAGACAATCAATAACTAATAATGAGATATTAGATAGATTAGGTAACTTACAAAAAGCTTTTTTAATAGCGCAAAACCCAAACAACGAAAGTAAAGGTATAAGTGTTTATGATTTTGATGACACATTAGCTTTTAGTAAAAGTAAAATTATAGTTACATTTCCTGATGGTAGAGTAACTAAAATTACACCAGCTGAATTTGCAACAGATTCTGTTGATCTTGAAGGCCAAGGCGCTGTGTTTAATTTTGAAGAGTTTAATAAAGTTGTTGGTGGTAAACCTGGTCCATTAGCAGATAGGCTTAAAAAAGCTATTGATAAGTTTGGTAATAAAAACATATATGTTTTAACTGCCAGACCAGCATCGGCAGCTCCAGCTATATACGAGTTTTTAAAAGGTATTGGATTAGAAATACCACTAAATAATATAGTTGGTTTAGAAGACGGTAGTCCTCAAGCAAAAGCTGATTGGATTATAAGTAAAGCAGCTCAAGGTTTTAATGATTTTTATTTTGTTGATGATGCTGTTAAAAATGTAAAAGCTGTTCAAGACGCTTTAAATATATTAGATGTTAAATCAAAAGTACAAGTAGCTAGACGTAGAAATAGTGTCCAGATGGACAATGAGTTCAACGAAATGATTGAAAGAAAAACCGGTATTAAATCCTATAAAGAATATTCAAAAGCAAAAGCTGCATTAGTTGGTAAGACCAGAAAGGATAAAAAGTTTTTTATTCCACCTAGCGCAGATGATTTTGTAGGATTATTATATAGTGTTGTTGGTCAAGGTAAACAAGGAGATGCAGATTTAAAATGGATAAATGATAATTTATTAATGCCGTTTGCGTATGCTATGCAAGCAGTATCACAAGCCAATATATCAATGCAAAATGATTATAAGGCATTAAAGAAAGAATTAAAAATTGTACCTAAAGATTTAAGAAAAAAAATACCTGGTTCTGTATTTAACAAAGAACAAGCGGTAAGAATTTATATATGGAATAAACAAGGTATGTCTGTTCCAGGTTTAAGCAAGTCTGATTTAAAAGAAATAGACGATTATATAAATGAAAATGAGTATTTAAAGGTTTTTGCAGATCAACTTATTAATATATTAAAGGGAGAAAAATATGCTAAGCCAAGAGAGGGTTGGTTAGCTGGAACTATTACAACAGATTTATTTGACACATTACAAACAGGTACGCGTGCCATGTATCTACAAGACTGGCAGAGAAATGTTGACGTTATATTTTCTGAAAAGAATTTAAATAAACTAGAAGCAGCATTTGGCAAACCATATAGAGTAGCTTTAGAAAATATATTAAAACGTATGAAAACCGGTATTAATAGAACTGGTTTTAGTGATAAGCTAACTTCAAATGTTACTGATTGGTTTACTAATAGTATTGGTGTAATAATGTTCTTTAATACTAGATCAGCATTGCTTCAAACTATATCTTCAGTTAACTTTATTAATTTAGAAGACAACAATATAATTGCTGCTGGTAAAGCTTTTGCAGATCAAAAACAATATTGGAAAGACTTTATGATGATAATGAACTCACCGTTTTTAAAAGAAAGACGAGGAGGTTTAAGGTTCAATGTAAATGAAAGTGATATTGCTGATATGGCTAGAAAAGATGGTATGCGAGGTGTAGTAGCTAAATTATTACAACTAGGTTTCTTACCAACTCAAATAGCAGATAGTGTAGCTATTGCAACAGGTGGTGCTACTTTTTATAGAAATAGAGTTAATACTTATATTAAAGAAGGGTTTAGCCAAAGTGAAGCTCAAGAAAAAGCATTTATAGATTTTAGAGAAATAGCTGAAGAGTCTCAACAATCAAGTAGACCTGATAGAATATCAAAGCAACAAGCTGGTCCACTAGGTAGATTAATTCTAGCTTTTGCTAATACACCTATGCAGTACGCAAGACTTATTGGAAAAGCTATAGATGATTTAAAAAATAGAAGAGGTAATTGGAAATCTAGTGTTTCTAAAGTTATACATTATAGTATAATGCAAAACTTAATATTTACAGCCACTCAACAAGCTCTGTTTGCAATTGGTATGGGAGACTTTGATGAAGAAGATAAAGAAGAAAAATATGTAGGAACAGCAAACAACATGATGGATAGTTTGCTTAGAGGTTTAGGCTTTGCAGGTGCTGTAGCTTCTGTTATTAAAAATGCTATACTAAGAGGTGTTAAAGAAAGTAAAAAATCAAAACCAGAGTATGAAAAAATAGCATATGAATTATCTAGAATATCTCCACCTATATCTTCTAAGTACTCTAGAGTTACTCAAGTTGGTAGGGCTCTCAGCTGGGATATGGACGACATGCAGAGCATGGGATGGGATATACAAAACCCAGCATATTTAGCCGCTGCACAAGTTATAGCTGTTGCATTTAATATACCATTAGATAGGGCTGTAATAAAAGCTAGAAACATAGATGACGCTTTACATTCTGATCTTCAAACTTGGGAACGATTAGCTTTAATAGGTGGTTGGAGAGCCTGGGAATTAGGATTAGAGGATAGAATAAGACCTAAGAAAAAGAAAACAAAGAAAAGAAAACCAAACGTATTACGAAGCGGTGTTAAAATTAAAGGTGTAAAAATAAATTAATATGAATGAAAAAAATACTTGCCCTATCTGCAGTGGTTACTGTGGTTTGTGCTAATTTATAATTTAAAAAAATGAAAGAAAAAATAAAAAAAGGAATAGACAAGATCCAAAAAGCATGGAATAAATTGTTATATAAACTAATGTTTAAAAACTATAAATAATGAAGAAAATATTTACATTACTATTATTATTAATAACTTTTACTACAAGTTCTCAAAATATTTTTAAAGAATTATATAAAGATTTTTTAAAATATGGAACTATATATGTGGCTGGTGATTTAGAAAATCCAAAAGAAAACCCACCAGATTATTTTGTAAGAACAAATCCTGACGGAAATCTATATACACCACCTGTAGTTGTGGATGGTACTGACTACTATGATTTTGATTATCGTTATGGTGTTGGTATACGTAAATTAGCTAGGTTCGATTACGAAATAAAAAGTAAAAGTTATTATGATGGAACAGAAAATAATGTAGGTTTAATTGCTACTAACTCTCCTATTAAGGGTTTAGAATATGTATTTCATTATGAAAAAGAAAGATCACGAGATGAGATATATAAAAATCATAGATACTTTGTTAAGCATAGTGGAAAATACCACATGGTTAAATTAGAAAGTAGAGCACAAGGTAGAATTAATTTTAACTATAAATCAGCTGAAGTTAGAGCTAAACTACCTATTGGTGATAAGTTTAGTATATCTGCAGGTGCTATATATCGTACACATGAAAGAGCTTATGGATATAATCCAATTGAGATATGGTTAAATGAAACAGATAGTAATGGTTGGCCAATTAATTATTGGTATCAATTAGGTTACAACTATGGATTCACTGATCAATGGGTAACAATTAATATTGATGGTGAAGAAGTTTTTGATTATTACTGGTACGACCCACAAGGTAACCCTGTGGCTTATACTGATTTACAGTTTCGTGACACAGTGTTTGAATCATTAATTAATCGTTACAACAACGAGCAATGGGATTTACTAGATCCATTTGGTGTAGTTTCACCTGTTGTCGGTTTTGATTTTTATCATTATAAAAATAACTTCTGGCTTCATGCGTTTGGTAGTTATTTATTACCATATCACAAGTATGTAGAAGGCGATGTTGATTTTAGTTATTTAAATAGAAACAATTGGGGTCTCGGAGGATTGCGACAAGACGCTGATCTAGAGCAATGGGAGGACTATCAGGCTGGTATAGTTTTTGGATGGAAACTTAGTAGATCAATAGGTGTGTTCTTCGAGGGAGAATATACTAAATTTTGGGATAGTAAAATATATAACGGTTCAGTTGGTCTGAACATAACACTTAGATAAAATGGCAGGAGCACCACAAATAGGAGAAGAAACTAAAGTAACATTAGATCTTAAAACAATAGGTATGATAGTGGGTTTTGTAGTAACACTAGCTGGTATGTGGTTTGGCTTACAGTCTGACATAGCAGAAGCTAAAGAACTACCTTTACCAGCAATTGATAGAATTGAGTATGATTTAAAAGACGAATTAATACGTCAGACAATTATGGATACTCAAGAAGATGTAGAAGAAATAAAAGAAACTATTGATAAAATAGACGAAAGATTGTACGAGATACAAAAACAAAAATAGTATGAAATACTTAAATATAATTTTAATTTTAATCACCTTTAATTCATTTGGTCAAGAGTGGATAATAGATGATAACTTTGATAGTAAGATAAATAAAAAGCAAGCTTTTGGTGATGATCAAAACAAACCTGTTATTGTAGAGTTTTACGCTAAGTTTAATGACGCAAATAAGTTTGAACAATGGTCTGAATTAAAAGATGTTATATATTATAGAGCAGACATAGCTACGTGCCCAGCTGCTAAAAAAAAATACAGGGTGCGTATGGCGCCAACATTAATTATATTTAAAGACGGTATAAAAGAAATCGTTTTTAAAGCAGGACTAGACTTAATGTTACCGGCAGATTTAAATGAAATACAAGAAGCGGTTAATGAGGTTAATGCCGCTAGTCAATTTTAAAATGAAAAAAAGAAAATTAAATAGTACAAATCCTAAATATTATCCTGTAAAGGAAGAAAAAGTAAAAGAAAAAAAAGAATTAATAGCTACGATACATAAAGGCAAAAACCGTAACATTAGAGTTTATGCAGTGTTTAGCGAAATAGAATAATTATGGCTTATATACAACCAAGAAACATGTTCTTATATAAAAAAGAAGATAGTGATATATCTATTGATCCTAAGAACAAAGGAAAATTTACTGCATGGGTAAAAAAGAATATGCCCGGCAAAGACAATTGTGAAGCAGCTAATGCTGTCATGAGAAACAAAGATGAATACTCAGGTAACGTAGTTAAAATGGCTAACTATGCTAAGAACTTTGGGTGTAGCAAAAAATAATATGGATCGAATCAGTAGACATATAACCTACGCAGAATCAATACATTCAAATACAGCTAAGCGTAGAGGTATAGACAACACGCCTAATCCGACACAAGTTGAAAATATGAAATTAACAGGTGAAAAAATATTTGAACCATTAAGAGAGTGGGTTGGTGGACCTATAAAAATTAATTCTTTTTTTAGATCACCTGAACTTAACACTGCTATTGGAGGATCAAAGACCTCACAACATTGTAAGGGACAGGCTCTAGATATAGATGACGTGTATGGTTATAAAACTAACGCAGAAATGTATACATGGATAAAAGAAAATTTAAATTTTGATCAAATGATATGGGAGTTTGGGACAGACATGAATCCTAACTGGGTACATATATCATACGTGTCAGAAGAAGATAACAGAAACAGATGTTTAAAAGCCTATAAAGATGATATGGGTAGAACTAAATATAAAGTAATATAGTTATGGGATATAAAATGGAAACAACAACACCATTATTCGGTAAAATTAGTGGTCCTTGTAAAGCCGCTGCTAAAAAGAAATTTAAAGTCTGGCCAAGTGCATATGCTTCAGGATGGGGTGTAAGATGTACTAAAGCTGGTGGTCCAAGTAAGTTTGGTAAAAAGAAAAAGTAATGACATATTCTGGCAACTCTCCATTCATGAAGAAAAAGAAAAAGAAAGTAAAGGGTGGAGGAACTAAAAAGGTTTGTTTACCTGCTGCTAAAGTAAGATCAATGAGTAAAGCTGAAAGAGCTAAAGTTGTCCGTGCCAAAGAGTCTGCTGGTAAAAAAGGAAAGTATAAAAGATCAAGCAAGTCTAATGTTAAAGGTGCTCGTAAAAAAGGAGCAACACTAAGAGACTGGTTTGAAAAAGAAAATTGGATTAACGTTAAAACAGGAAAGCCTTGCGGCGATTAATATTATGGCATATAAATTACCACCAATTTTAAAAGTAGATAAGTCTACATTAAAATGTAATAAACCTAGAAAAACACCTGGTCACAAAACTAAATCACATATAGTTAAAGCTTGTGAAGGCGGTAGAGAAAAAATAATTAGATTTGGTCAGCAAGGAGTAAGTACTGCTGGTAAGAAGACTGATGCAAAATCAAAAGCAAGACGTAAAAGTTTTAAAGCTCGTCATGCTAAAAATATTAAAAAAGGTAAAATGTCTGCTGCATACTGGGCAAACAAAGTAAAATGGTAAGGAACAAATAAATAATGGGCGTACCATACCCAAATGTTCCTGTAACCAAGGGAGGCTTAATCGGCCTCCCTTTTTTTTATCCATCACACGCCACGCACTCTTCCATAGCTTTAGCAGCTATGTCTCCACGTAATACTGATTCAGTTCTCATGTAATATAATGTTTTAATTCCTTTTTTCCACGCGTCTAAATGTACTTGATTAATCCATTTAGGATCTGCTTGAGATGGAAAAGCTAAGTTTAAACTTACACTCTGATCTATGTATTGTTGGCGTATACCAGCTTGTCTTACTAGTTCTAGCTGATTTATTTCTTTAAATGTTTTAAATACTTCTTTGGTATCTTCGTCTAATTCTTTTATATCCTGGACCGAACCACCATCTGCTAATATTTTGTCCCATACTTCTTTTGTATTTAATTTTAATTTGTCTAATACTTTTTCTAGCGTAGGATTTTTTCTTATAAATGTTCCTTTAGCTGACTGCTCTGTAAATACGTTTGCTGCCCACGGTTCAATCCCGGGAGAGATATTCCCAGACAACTTGCTATTAGATACAGTGGGAGCAATAGCGCGTAAATGGGTATTGCGAAAGCCAGTACCGACACACCAAAGAGGTTCTCCATAAACATCAGCAAGAGCCATTGAAGCTCGTTCAGACTCAATTTTAATTTGACTAAAAATTCTTCTTGTTTCATATTGTGATAATAAACCCTCAAATGGTAAACCTTTTTCTTGTAAATATGTATGCCAGCCCAATACACCTAAACCTAATGCTCTACCTTTTTCAGCAGCTCTTACAGAATTTTCAAAACCTTTTCTGTATTTAGATCTTTGTATAAACTCTTCAAGCACTCCATCAAGAAACCATATTGAGTCATAAATAATATTTGTATTTTTCCATTCGTCATACTTAGCTAGGTTTAAACTAGATAGACAACAAACGAATGAATGATTTTCATCTGTATGTAATGTAATTTCACTACATATATTTGTCATGTGTACTTTTAAAGCGTTGTCTTTGTATGCCGCTGGATTTTGTTTGTTAGTGTTACCTTTAAAAAGTATATAAGGTTCTCCAGTCGCTTTACGTTTTTGTAATAACTTTCCCCACTTCTGTCTAGCTCTGTTATCCCCGCTAATAAGCTTTCGCATGAATTTATCGCCGACGACAGCGCATTGATGTAGGTTAAGCGATTGTCTGTTAACGTCTCCTTTAGGTTCTCTAATCTCGAGCCACTCTTCAAAATCGGGGTGATCAATGTTAATGTTAACTGATGCAGCTCCTCGTCTGACAGATCCTTGATTAGTGGCAAGTATTGTGCTATCGTATATTTTACAAAAAGGCACAACTCCGTCGCTTGTTCCATTACCTGTTATTTTAGCACCGGCGGGTCTGATTTGATTTATACCGATACCAACTCCACCGCCGTGTTTAGCGAGTAGCATCATCTCCAAATTTTTCTGACCAATGTCAATAATACTGTCAGCAACGTCAATACCAAAGCAAGAAATAGGAAGCCCACGATCAGTTCCAGTATTTGAAAGAACCGGAGAAGCAAGGCATAACCAGCCTTTCCATATGTAATCAAAAAATGTTTTAGCATACTCTGGTTTTTTTAAACGTCTAGCTACAGTAGTGGCAACCCTCATATAAGCCTCTTTAGGTGTTTCATTATTATATAAATAACCTCCACCTATAGTTTTCTTATATACGTCTGTATCACCCCAAGATGGGTAGTCAATATCTTTAACCCAATTATTATTCCACATCTTCTTCTGTAATTATTCTTTTTTCTTTTTGTTTTAATTCTTCTACAAGTTTACTCCACTCGTCTTTACCTATGTGTAATTGAAAAGCTGTTAATGTACCTTTACACAATGTTTCATTTGCAGCAACTTGTTTTAATAAATGGCTAACAATATTTGTTAATGCATCTATTTTCTTTTTCATTTCTATTAATTTACTTTCTTTCATGTTTACCAAATATCTTCAAAGTCTTCGTTTTCATTTGCTTTACTATAGTCAGTTGGTCTAATTGCGAAAAAATCAGTATGAGTATGACCACCTGTAAGATGATAAAACCAATCAAGATTCTCAGCAGCTCCTTCATCATAACTAAAGAAACGTCTTTTATCTGTATAACCAAGTTCAGCAAGTTTTTCATTTGTTCTTTTTCTAATAAATTGTTTTAAATCGTATGATGATAGATTTTCTATATCACCCATCTCAAACATTTTGTCTATATATTTTTCTTCTAGCTCTAACATTATTTTAGCAGCTGAATATATATCTTCTTTACATTCGTTTTTAAGATCAGGTACTTCATCACACATGTGTCTAAATAATTGGCATCCCATACGACTATGTAGTGATTCATCTCGTACTGACCATTTCATTTGTTGTCCTATTCCTTTGAGTAAATTACGAAGTTGAAAACTATATAGAACAGCAAAAGCGCTATACAAGCTAACTCCCTCTGCAAAGGCGGAAAAGATAGCCAAGCTACGGCCGATACCACGTAGATCAGTACCGTCATAAGCAACCAGATTATCAAATCTATCAGCAGTCGCTTCTTCATGTAAAAATGCTTCAAAGTTTTCCAGTCCCAGTGTTTCATTTAAATAACTATAAGCTACAGCATGTATTGTTTCTTGTGAGCCGAACATCATAGCCATCTGCTGTATCTCATGTTTTGGAAACCATGATACGACTTTTTGTGTCCAGTAATCAGACACTGCACATTCTGTTTGTGCAAATCCTAATAATATATTACCTACTAAATTTTTTTCTGCGTCAGTAAGCTTTTCATTCCAGTCTTTAACATCACCAGACATAGGTATTTCTGTGTGTAACCAGAACGCTTGTGCTTGCTTTAACCAACCTTCATTATAATATATAGGGTATTCAAAAGGTTTATAAGGTATTCTTTCTTTAAATAAACTCATTTTAATTATAAGGCATTTCAAATGCTACATCTACAAAAGGTAGATACAACACGTAGGTTAATTGTTTTTCTTCTTCATAAGCTCTTATACCGAATAATATACCCGGGTAAAAACCTATTGATAAACTCCAGTTCCATTTTTCTTTATCCATAAACTTTAATATTATATTGGTCTTGATAACCAACTAGTTCTTTATATTTTACTCTTCCTCTTTGTTCCCAAGACCATTTAACCCATTTGTCAATTTGGCGCTCAGCATATTTTTTCCTAGCTACTAGTTTCGCGAGCTTAGGATTAACTCTACGGTTTTGTCGCATTCTTTTTGATTTTGTGGTTTATATATTCTTGGATATAATTTATTATCTACTAAATGTTTTTTAAACAGTTTCCAACGTAGTGGAAATGATTCATTAGCTCTACCTTTACATTCAATTATAAAGTCATTGCCAATAAAATCAGGAGTATATTTAATTGGTAGTATTTTTTTACCACCACGTTGTTTAAAATCTCCTTTACCATTAGCCGTGCGCTCATAACAAGGATGTATAAAATCAAAGCCAGATACTATTTCAAATGTCTTGCCTTCGTATTTAGCTTTGATCTTAGCTTTTTTTAAAGCTTTATACATATATACCTCTAGACCACTTGCAAACTTGATACCGTCAACAGTGGTTTTTTTAGACTGTACAGGTCCACGTTTTCTTTTATAGATCTTCTTCCTCATCTAACAATTGGTCCAAATTATCTCTGAACTCTTTTTGTTTATTAATCATGCATTCTTCAATCTCATCACGCAAGCAAGCTCTTGCTGCTTGTATGTATAATAATGCATCCATTATTTCTTCTTGCACATCGATTAAAAAGTCGTTTAAGTCTTTGTCTTTGCCTTCAACTTCTTCCATCATCATTGCACCGTACTTAGCTTGACCAATCAGACTACGTTGATCTATCTTTTCGATTACTTGTTGTACGATTTTATCGTTTGTTTTTACTGTATAATTATTCATCTTTTACAAATGTTCCGTTAATCATTTTACCTGTTCGTTTACTAATAACTTTATAAGCTTCAGCAATACAAGTTTCTATATTTACTCCTTGTAGATGAGCTAGGTTTGTCAATACTACAACCATATCACCTATTGCATCGATGACTTCAGCTTTATCATTTTCTAATAATGCTTTAGCTAATTCACCAGCTTCTTCTTGAAGCTTTACGTATTGAGTATGTGAATTACCTTCATCGTATAAACCTCTAGTTTGAGCCCACTCTCTAATGTTTTCAAACATTTTTAAAGGTTTTTTATTACACTTAGGTCTTTCAGATCTTATATCTGTATTGATTGGTGTATCATCACCCCATAATTCAGGAGCTTTAAACCACTCAGCAAAAGCTTTATTGTAAATAAAACTTCTTTTATCATTGTAAAATGAAGTCTTTACATTTCGCTCTATCCATCTTATTGAATCTATATTTAAAACAAATAAGCCGTGCTCGGTTTCCCATTGCATACCTATACTATCCATTAAATTACCTTTCAATTTTTTAACTGGAAAAGGAAACGTAGTAGTTTGTTCTGTTACGTTTATTTTCATTTTATTTAATTTAACTAATTCATTATATTTCTTACGGTCAACTTTATAGCCGTAAGACTTTTGAAGTTCTATCTCTTTCTCTGATATATAATCTATATCATCGGACTGATCAAGAACTTCATATTCGTCTGGGTTGTAACCCTGTGTTATCGTAACTCTATTATTAAGATTACATGTAACACCGATCTTTTTACCCGGTATGTGATATAAATAATACATTATATTTTATCGTTATATAAATGTAAGTTGTGAGCATAATGATAATACTCGCCAACTTCAATGTTTAATCTGTCTGCAACTAATTTTTGTATCATACTAAAACAGTACTGGTCATTGCAGAAACCGTACCAGAGATCATTAGAACGCATTAAAACAGCCATATTTAATCTATTGTCTACAATTGTAAATTGTATTGCGTATGTACACGGAGTATCTTTACTATACAACCTATGTTCTTTACAGTCATATATACTTATCGCCGCATGTCTAGTATCTTTTTCATGTTTAAGTTTAGCTACTACATAATCTAACTGATCGCTGCGATACATCTGCCAACCATAATTAGAGTTAACACATCTTTCACTATCAGCCATACGCTCCCATATTGGTGGTACTTTACCATATATTTCACCAAGCTTATCAATACTAGGATCACCAGATAAATACCATTGCCATTCAGCTTCAGCATAATCAGGTTTCCAATTACGTTCTTTATTTAATATATAATTTTCTAATGGGTTTGCTAAAGTAAACCCTACGTTAAACAAAGCTTTAGTACCACCGAAGTCTACACCTTCAGTTATTATTTCATTAAGAAAATAATTATAAGCTTTGTCTGCGTTTCTAAACAGTGTTCTTGCCATATTTTTTATAATAATATTTATAGTACTCGTACATCTGAACCCATATTGCTACTGGGCCATAGACTAACGGTGATCTATTATTTTTATTGTTTATATTAATATCAATGTACCAAGCTCCTTCTCCATTCGCAAATGGGGATATATATATTCCGTTGTTTATACACCATCTGTACGCTTCCATTTCCTGCGTAGTAGGCATATATTGTCCCATTACATCTTTCTTTTTTCGTGGCATTTATTCCCAAGGCATTGGTTCTTTTTTTATTTGATCTACAACGTGCGGTATGAATGAACCTGAATTTGGTTCCCACTTAAAGTGACATTCAGCTCCGTTTTCTCCGAGATTTTGAAACTTAACTTTAAGTACTTTTGCTTTAACTGTTTTCGCATCATAATCCCTGTGTACGAGAATGCC